TTCGCCGGCGTTCCGGGCCACCCTATCATAATAAAATTGGTTTTGTCAAGTCCGCAAAATTTTTGCCCCCGGCTTGACATTGGTTGAGCTCTGTGGTAGCTGAGCCGGCGCCCACTCCCCAATCACAAATAATTGAACATGTCAAGGTAAGTCCAATATATGGACATGCACATAATACAAATAAACCCCGTGCCTATTAGGTACGGGGTTATTTGCATATCCATTATTCAATTGTGAATTTCCCTATTGCTAGGAATATCTTTCAAGGCTTGATTTATAAGCCTTTCCTTTTGCGTAGCTCGCCGCGCGCGTGGAGAGTTCGCCAGTGCCAGCGTTCTTACCTAGCCAACCTACCCATCCTGCTATGTCCTGTTCTACGGCCTTGTGCGCCCGCCTACGGGCCGTAAACCCGTTCCCCTTAGTCGAGTGCCTAAGGCCTAGTTTAAGTCGCTTAGAATGGCTCACAGCGCTACCCCTTGCCACAGCCACACGCCGCACACCCAGAGCACGGTAGTAAGAGCCAGTGTGCAAGCCACAATAGCTACCCTGCTAGCTACGTCCAGCCAGTGCAAAGGCCGGGATACAGCGGCAACGCCGAGTGAACCGGGATTGTAGCCGCAATAAATGCAACCACTGCAAATCTCACCCGTTCCCATATTGACCACGTATCCATGTTCCCGCTTGCCGCAACGCTTCATTGCCGGAGTCTGAATAAAAGTTTTCATTGTGCCGCTTTCTTGATTGAGAGAATTGTTTCTATAAATTGTGTGTTTCCCAAACGCCGGACTTTTACGTCCAATGTTCCGTGAGCTTTCAGCATCCTTAGCACACTGAAAGGGATATCCCTGACAAAGTAGTTCGGCCCCTCCACGGTGCCTAAGACATACGTGTCAGCAAACATCCTGCTAGCACCCGCACTATCTACCGTGATTGTGTGCTCTACCCTGTAGGGCTCTAGTAGCCGCGTCACGGCTAGACCTCCACCGTTGTTACGTAGGCAGTCGCACCACGCAGGAAATAAACCCTATGGGGCACCGGCCTAAATTCTTGCCGTATCAGAGCTACCCCGCCACCTACGCCCATCATCAGGGCTTGCCACTCCACGCAACGCTGTACATCCTCGTTGGTGGTGTGTTCGTCAAGCTTCAAATAGGTAGTGAGCTTCTTGCTCCCACCTACACCTTTGCCTAGCTCGATCTTGATCCTTTGTCCCATCAGAACTCACTTTTTCCTTACTTGTTTTGTTGGTGGAATATGCGTTTATCACAACTTTGCAATGTGGCCGTGCTCCCGGCTGTATTCCTAAATAATTACAATTCTTTAAGACTATGGTCGCTCACACGGCCACATTACATCAATACAATATGCCCATTACGGCCATATCCCACTAGCGACCCCTAGATTCCGGGGATTCACATATTTTTTTTTCCTAGATATTAGTGGGGAATGACCGTAACTGCCGTTTTTTAAAAATGGAGTGCCTCTCTCCATCCTGAGATTATTTTTTTTCTTTTTAGTTTTTTTATTTGTGTAAGTAGGGATAGGTACTAGTCGAAAACAGGCATTTAAACCCATATTGCTAAGGACTCCCAACCATATTGCACTAACGCTTAACATTTGTGCTCCGGAAATAGTGACCTAAATCAGCCACGGCCAGCCCTCGCCAGCCCCTAAGCTCTCACTCTTCCCGCGACAGCAAAGCAACGTCTCCAATAGCTAGCGCGCTGTCTTGCCTACAGTTCCCACGGCGCCGCACTGCGATTGTTTATTTCCGCTCGCACACCGGCCAACAGTTCCCGCTCCCACTCTGCCAGCGGTTCCGGCTCTACAGCCGCCGCAACCATTGCTCCCCGCCTACCGCGACTTACCGAGCACACAAAGCACTTGCAGGTATTGCTGTTACCGCGCATCCATGCGTCAAGCCATGCGGGGACGTCTCCGATTACTACAGCTTTTAGTACGGGATCACTACGTTCTACGTGTTCGCCCTGTTCTGTTTTATCCATAGCGGGTACCTACCTTTCACGGGAAATAAATACGGAACGTCTCAGTAAACGCTATGAAGCTCGACCCTTGTGCATTGCCGTGTGTTGCCGCGTCCCAAATACACATAGTTTGGTCTTCCACTGCACACTGAGGGAATTGCCCAACAAAAATAATCCCGGCAACGATAACGAAAAAACATACAACTAGAATGCGCTCTACAGCGTCTAAGACGTGATGCATTTATTTACAACCTGTCTGTGTCCCAATGATCGGAGTATTGCCGCGTTTTGTTGCACAGTTCATCAAAAACCGGCTAAAAACGTTTGTGAGTTGTGAAACGCAAGCTTCACTAATTGTCTGCCCGTTGCGGACATTTGCGAGAATGTCGAAGTCGTCAATTGCCTTGATATCGCACACTGCCTTTACAGCTGTGTCATTCCAAAGCATTTCCGACTGTGACCATGACGCCGCATAGCCGCTATTCTCCATGGTGCGGATAAATTCGGGCACTTCGCAAGCTCCATCACGCAAATCGTCGCGGACTTCACTTGCAAACGATTGGGCGATATTCCGCAATGCTTGAATTATTTCAGTGTCATAATCGTCTGGCTCACTGACACCTGCAAGTTCCGACAGTTGCGACTCTGACAAGTCTTCGAGCCAGTCAGCGAACGATTCCCACCGGTCATAGTCCGGTGATTCGTCGTCTTCATCGTAATTACGATTGCGTTGCTCACAGCTGTAGCACATAGGCTTTCGCCCCTTTCAAGGTTTGGTGTAGAAGTGGAGCCCTACCGCTAGAGCCCTTGTGTGCCCGTCTAAGGGACTAGAACACTAGCGGTAGGGCAATTACTGCTAGGACCACAAACCACGCCGTTAGCGTGGCCGCTGGTCCCGGTGTAAGACGGCCGTTCCGCACTCCCGTATCAGGCAATGCGGCTGGGTCGCCGTAAATGTTTCTGTCGTGTCCAGATTCGATAGGCATTCACCACCTTTCAAGGCAGGAGCACACCACCTAACTAAGTGTGCTCCTGCCGGTGCTTCACCTAACGATTACTTGCGGATACGGGGAGCTTTCCAAACGAGTTCGGAAGTCAAAGCGGACTCCTTGACCTTTGAATGCTGGCCCATGTCCGGAAGTGCGCCATTGGAGCGGGACTGCAGGTTTGCGTAGACGCGCTTATCGTCTGCTGTTGCGTCTTTGGTGAACATACGCGCCAGAGCTTCATCTGGACGCCCATCAGTTGCGCCGAACAACTTACGCAAAAGCATGTAGTCCTTTGACGTGAAATCAACTTCCAGCGTAATTGTTCCCTTGACGCGCAATTCCGGGAGACTGTGACCCGCACTTGCCAGAGCAACGGCAGTCTCAGAGCAATAATCGTTCCGGTCCGCGTGCTTAAGAGCGGAAGAAACGGTATTGATGGAAAGCTTTTTCAGCAATTCCAGCTGCTCAGCGGACGGCTGAGACTTTTGGTAATCCTCCCAATTGTCCGCCAGCTTTACAAAGACGCTTTCGTTGCTGAGATCACCAATGGAAAGGCTAGGCGCATTGCCCCACATAGAACTGGTGCCCTTAGTTCCATCGGAATTGAGCGGTTCGGCTACAACGTATCCGTAGTTGAATCCGGTAATGCGGAACAGTTCGCCGGACTCCACGTACTCGAAGATTTGCCCCTCAGTGAAGTATTCCTTTGCCAGAGCGTAGGACCGTTTGTAGTCGTTTTCCGACAGAGTAGAAATATTCCGGAGAAAGGAGACGGGGAAAGTGTGAGTGCCCCTATCCTGCAAATCGCCGTCGCCAGTTTCCGGCATTGCCTTTACAGCAATGTCTACGGTCTGGAAGTCGTCGGAGACTCCCACAAGTTCCAGCATGGCGCGGCCAGTGTGCGGCCAAGTCATTCCGGCGAGACTCTGCCCGTTGTGCATCAGGTCGGAGGGGATGTAATCGGAGTACATCACAGCCTTATTGTTTTCGGCCTTTCCATGCTTGATACGCATAAGGCGACCAAACTGGCGATATTCGAGGTCGATAACTTCCATGACGTTTGACGCCGGGAAGTGTTTGTAATCCCTGTCAGCATTGCGGACCCTTTGCCCGACGTTCCACGAGTCATCAAAGTTGTAAACGGTAACGCTTGCAACATTGAGCGGCGACTGTGAAGCGCTGTAGTAGTCCTCCAAAACGTAGAACGAATCTCGCGATTCATCCTCACGGGCAGTTTCATCAGCAATGCGCAAAACGGCATTGCCACGGGTACGGGAAAGGCCGGTAACAGACTTTCGCGGCTCTACAGCAGCGGCGGTGACAGTTTCCTCAGTTTCAGTTGCAGTTGCAGTTGCGACAGTTTCAACAGACATTGTGTTTTGTCCTATTCGTTAGGTGAATTGTTTGATTGTGCTAATTGCACACTCCCAATTCCTAGCGGGAGTAGTCACTAGGAATTGAGAGAATGGAATTAGAAAATTCCGCCGCCGATTACGGCACCAACAATTGCAGCAGCAGCGGCAATTGCAGCAGTGCCCCATGCCGGGAGTCCGCGCCGAACAGTAACAGTCTTTGTTACCGGTACCTGCGAAAGCGGAATGTCAACATGCTTGACGGGTTCTGCCTTTACCAGAGTCAGCGGCTCGACAGCCTTAGTTTCCGGCTGAGCAGCGGCGACAGTCTCCGAATAAATCGGGGTATCGTCCTTTTCTTCCGGCTCGACTCCCTCGACTGCGACAGTAACGCGGGTAATTCCCACCTTTGCCAGTACGTCATTTGTAATGACGTGCGATTCCGTCGCGTTGTACGTCTCACGCAGCAGCTTTGAAAGCGCTGCACGAGTCTCCAAATCGGCACTTGCAATTTCTTGGTAGCCGAGTGCTTCCAATTCCACTTCTGCCGGGGAAGATTCGTTGGTATTGAACGAATCAATGAGAATGCCGCCAAGACCGTAAACGGTCACGTCGTTGCCGTATGCATCAGGCTCTACAGCCTTAGGCTCTACCAGTTCGGCCGGGGTACCGTCTCCCTCAGTTGCGGCGACGACGTTTGCCTTGACCTCCACACGGTCAATTCCGACCGCCGAAAGCGCAGCGTTTCGGATTGTCTGATCCGTGGTTACCGGAGTGAATACCCCGCGTGCCACTTCGATCAATGCCAGTTGCGTCGAGACGCTGAAATTGCGGACTTCCGGAAATTCAAGCGCCTTTGCCTTGACGCTTTCCAGAGTTTCGGAGTCGGTATTGAACTCTCCGACCTTTGCGGAAGTGATTGCAGAGAAAACAGAAACATTGTTGGACATAGTTTGATCCTTTGTTAGGTGATGTTTTGTTTTGCCTAATTAGGCATTACCAATTACCGGTAATCCGGTAATTGATAAAGCTCAATTAGTTTTCCGTCCTGTTTTCCAGAAATATCTGGTCAAACTGGTTTGGATATCGGACAAAGGCACCGGCCCTAGGCCTATCAGTTGGAAACGTCCAAATTTCCCAATATTGAGTGAGTGACCGAGCTTTGCTGACAGTCACAGTATGCGACTCCCCATCACGAGTGATAACGTCGCCAACTTTTACGTCAATAGCATTGATAAACATTTGCTAACCTTTCCTAATTGCCATTTAGGCATGGACAGTTTCAGCACCCATTACCATGTCTGAAACTGCCCAAAACTAAATGGTGTGGTGATCTAGGCTCACTGACTGGCCTATTCCGTTAGCCACGGAATGACGGCAGTATCTCATAAAATGGATTGACTCTATCGCTACAAACGGCGATACAAAACGTTCCTAAGCTGCTTACTCTCAGGTACCGGCATTCAAGCATAGATGTATCCTTGAAATTCCCCGGTGAAACTGCTCTCTATTTAGTTCTCAAACATCAAGCCCGTGGCGACTTCCCGCGTTTCCGGCCAATTTCATCCGGTGTTTCGTTCCCGTCGTCCTGACAAGAAAGACATTACGGGTTTAGCAATATGGCCGCAAGTACCTAGCTCAAATGTTACGAAATATTACGTTCGGGAAAATGCTTGCCTTTCCTAGGCGGTGTGCCTTATAATCGCGCGCACCCGCTCGCATTTTGCCGGTAGAAGGAACAGGCGCGCGCATATACAGCACACCTAGCCGATCTGTCAAAAAACGGCTGTACGCCTTTCTAAGGGCCTTTCACGGCCATATCCCTATAACCACCTAGGGGAACGTCCGATAGGCCGTTAGACGCGAATTTCCACATCGTGGAACACCTTTTGATGCCTATAGGTAAACTCCACAGCTTTTCCACAATGTGGAAATAAAATTTCACCGGAGCGCCGGCGCTACAATGGCCGGTACAAACGGTACAATGACCGGTACAAACAGTACAAAGCCAGTACAAACGATACAATGACCAGTACAAAGTTTAGTGAGAGCTTGCTCTCAATTGCATATTTATGTCGCTATCGACACAATTATGTAATCTTGACAGTCCTAGATATGGTGTGGATAATCGCGAGCGCGCGGGAGTATACCGATTTGCATTTAGATAGCAACAGGAGTAACGTTAGTCATGTCGCCGCAGGGGTGACCAAAAACGAAAGGCAATACAATGAACGCTACAATGTCAGCCGCCGAACTTGCCGCCCACGTAGAAGCAAAGTTTTCCGGTGCTTACCGTGCTAAGGCTGTACTTGTCAAGTGGGACGTGGAAACTGAGTCTGGAACTTTCCAAATGTCTTTCAGCCGCAACGACGTAGTAATTCCGGAGTTGTCCGGACTCATGTACGCGCAAGCGGCACAAGACGCGCGCGGCAACATGGGCGCGGCGACAGCTTCGCACCCGCACACTAAGCGGCTGGAAGCGCCTTACTACGTGGAAGTCATGTAGTCAAGGCCGGGGGCCAAAGTGAGAGTTGGCCCCCACTTCCGCATGGTGGAAGTCAGATTCCACATTGTGGAAGCGCCGGCCAAGTGAGAGCGGGCTCTCGGTTTCCGCATCGTGGAAGCCCACCCCCTCGGGGGCCTAAAGAACCCCCTAAAGAAGATTTCTGGGTGGATTTTCAGCCGAAAAATATTTTTTTCCTAAAGAACCCCCCTTGACAAAATTTCCAGCCGGGTTTTAGAGTAGTTACACCAACGACGAAAGGGGCAAACATGCCAAAGAAAGCCAAAGCAGTAACACGCAAACTCATGAACACCATTCACAATGAAATGGTTCGCCGTTTCCTGCCCTCTCACGAGCGTCAGAACGAGCGAATTGCACACTTGGAGAAGGTTGTGCGAGAATTACAAACGCAGGTTGTAAAGGACGTTTATGCGGCCAAAGCACGGCACAAAACAGAGCCGGAAGCTACGACTGTGACAAAGGAAGACCACAAGATCGAAGTCCGCGTTAGGAACCCAAAGAAAGGTATGGGCGGCTACTTCATTCTGAGCTATCCTGAGCAGGAAGTTCTAACAAAAGGACTAGGATTTGTGTTACACCACGCCGTAAGAAACACAAAGAAGGCTAACGGCGACGATGCTGATATTGTGCGACTTATGGCGCATGTGATCTACTCCAAGCACATAGAATTGGTGTCCGAGCAGTTGCGCAGAACTCTTGGTGATGACGTAATTATTGAAACGAGGCCAGTGTAACGTGCAGGGCAAAACAGCAGCAGAATTACAGGAAATGTACAGGAACCTTCTGAATGAAATGAGGCGTAAGCAGGAACAGGCTGCGCTTGACATTTGGGAGGAATACATGCCAGAGTTACGTATCGTTTCCGGTTGGCTCCGTGATGCAATTGCTAGGGAACGCCTAACAGAAATGCAAGAGGGTACACCCCCTAATGAATATTCAAAATGATTTGCCAAAAAGCGAAGACTGAAATAGAATTGGTTGACCCCACACCCGTAAACGAATTTAGGAGGAACAATGGCGTTTAGCTACCAACAACTTAGAACACAAGAGGCGTGCCTACAGGCCCAGATGAATATTGAAATCAGCATTGCCGAACGTGATGTGCGAAGGAAGTATGCCCCTATCTGGGATAAGCTCATGAAGGACTTGCGTGAAGCAGCCGAACGTGAGAACATTCATGTAGCACGAAGCACTAACTAGGAGGAAACCAATGCAGTTCAGTAACCCAAAGCCGCTTACAGGCCAGCTTGAAGAGCTTCTCCGCACCCGAGGTCGGGGTGTGCGAGTGAAGGTCAGTGATGCCGGGACGTACATTGCGACCAAAACCAACTTCAACGCCAATGAGACACTGGTAGGCCAGTGGCTCGAAGGATGCTACGTAGTAGCCAGCTATGGCACACCGCTTGCCGTAATTACAAAACGCGGTTCGATTATCAACAGCACCGAGTACGGAGAGACGACACGCAACCATCAAGCGATTGTGTACGACGCCTTGACACTCCTGCCGGGAACACCTAAGCTGGTTGAAGCAGAGAAATTCTGGGACGCAGTACGAGAACAAGGAACGAGGAACGACTAATGACTAAAGAAACACGAGTAAACGTAAACGACAGGGTACGCGGAGTGCTCGACTTGCAGGTAGGCGACCGCATTGCTTTCAAGGCAACTCGCGGCAAGGATATGCGAATGAATAGCTCATTTACCTATGGCGGCACACGGGGTGGATACATTTTGGACGCCGATGGTCTGCTTGCTGTAAGCATAGGCACATTCTTGAAGAACATTTCAGGATGGGATGACACTGAGTGGAACATTTGGCGCAAGGTAACACCATTCCCTGAAAAGAACGGCATCATCTACGTCAACAAGCTTCGCGGCTCACAGGCGGCAGGATTCTTCATCAACCGTGGAAACGGATTGTGGCAGGGTGTTATCCAGCCTGATTTGAAGATTTTTGCGGGAGATATTGTAGAGTGGAAGCACGCCACTCTGGACTACAAGTAGGAGGACACCCTTATGACAATTTCACTGAACGAATACCAGAACGAGGCAATGCGAACGGCGATCTACCCGGAGGATCGAGGGCTGGAATACACCACTCTCGGCTTGCTGTCTGAGGTAGCCGAGCTTATCGACGCTTACAAGCGTTGGGAGACGGTGCTTGAAGAGGGACACCCTACGGACAACCAGAAAAAGGAAGTCCTGTCAGAGCTTGGCGACAACTACTGGTACGTCGCAGCTATTGCACACTCGATGGGTGAGCGTCTTGAAGACGTAACCATTTGGGCAGTGCCTGACCCGCATATCAGCTACCTTGCTATTGACGAACTGTTCTTGCTTCTGGCATCCTACTCAGGGGACATTGCAGGATTCGTCAAGAAGTCCATCCGTGACAACGAGGGGGCGCTTTCTCCCAAGCAGTTCGACGGTATCGCTGACAGCTTGACGAACGTCATTGCCGTTCTGGACGAGATTGCACTGTACTTCGACGCAACACCAGCGGGTGTGCAAGCAGCCAACCTTGACAAGCTGGCCGACCGTCAGCGGCGCAATGTACTTGGAGGTAATGGTGACGACCGATAGGCCGAGAATACTCGATCTATTCTGTTGTGCTGGTGGAGCCGGATCGGGTTATGCTCGGTCCGGCTTTGCCGTGTATGGGATAGATAACAATCCTAAAAACCACAGGGACTACCCCTTTGACGGTCGTCTTGGAGATGTGATGCAAGAGCTTCTAAGCCACGTCTATGGGATCAACGACCGACCACCCCTACCAGAGTTCGATGCGGTCCACGCTAGCCCTCCCTGTCAGGCACACACGGCTCTGACAAAAGGCACTAACCGTGAGACACATAGCTATGTCGATCTGATTGACGAGACTAGGCACTGGTTGCGTCGGATCGGCAAACCATATATCATCGAGAACGTGGAGCAATCGACGGTTCGACAAGACCTCAAACTGTGTGGTGAAATGTTCGGACTGCGCGTGTTGAAGCACCGCATCTTCGAGATTGAGGGCTTCACAGTTCCCCAGCCGGAACACATCAAGCACAAGGGCCGAGCAGCCGGGTGGCGACACGGTGACCGGCCGGAAGAGCCTTACTACTTCTCTGTCTATGGCACCGGAGGTTCGCGTGGCACTATAGAGCAGTGGCGTGAAGCAATGGAAATGCCGTGGGCTGGAACGAAGAGACAGCTGTCAGAGGCGATCCCTCCCCGTTACACGGAGTACATCGGGAAGCACCTGTTGACACACTTGAATAATTTGTAGTAAGCTACTTACACAACGAACTTTAGGAGGAAACATATGGAATGGATTTGGGATTTGGTCAACTCGCTTGGCCTCGTAGGACTCGGCATCTGGGCACATGTTGGGTTTAGGCGCCTTTCAAGCGAGAATGACCAGCGTAAGGCTAACATTAGGCACGTTCAGGCTAAGGCCAACGAAGCACACCTGATCGCCGTAGAAGCTAAGCGTGCTGCACGTAAGGCTAAGCAGGACATTGACCTGCTGACGAGGGACGGAGAGCCTGACACGGATAAGGTAGCCAAGCTTCCTGAGACGCCGCGCAATGAGCGCCTTGTGAAGACTCTTCGCGAGATTTCTGCTAGGCAGCGCTCAAAGAAAGCGCATCCGGCTGGTACTGGGCGGCAGAACCTTAAGCACAAGAACCCGACCACACAGGCTGCACTACACAATCCGTCATATGACTATCTTCCGGTAGCCGCAGTGATCGCAGCCACCGATTTTGGTAGCTCGTCTAGTAGTTCAAGTTATGACTCGGGAAGCTCGTCGTCTTATTCGTCTTCGGATAGCGGCGGATCATTCTCGGGCGGAGATTCAGGGAGTTTCTAATGAGTGAACAGTCACACGCCTTGGAAAAGGCAATCAAGTTGCAGCGCACATGGCAGGGCCTAGCGTCCGATAAGAGGGCCGCAATGTCCGCTCTGGAAGCAGAGCATCGTCAGCGTCGGGCTGACGTAAAAGAGGCACTACATGAGGCCATTCGTGACCTGTTCCGGCAGGGCATGACAGTGCCTCAGGTGTCCAACCTCACCAACAACACCAACTACAGCCTCTTGTATAAGCTCAAAGCTGACTCGGGAGCTCCTAAGCGTCAGGTTGTTTCAGTGTCCGCACTGGAACTGGAAGACGAAATTCAGGAACTTCCTGATGTTGATTGGGAGTTCCACGACCACATCGGTGTGCATGGCTGGCTTATCTCGGACGACCGCAAGTACGTCAAGTTCTATGGTCAGAAGGGCACGCCGTTTGAGGGCGAGTGGGCCATTGTTAGTGCCGACGAGCGAGAGTTTGTCGGAGGTAACATCGAACTGAACAACGCTGTCTCGGCAGCAGAGTTTGACAAGAAAACTGTGATGTTGGTAAGCTTGTTGGACGGCACTTACACAGGGCCGACACGAGTTATCGCCAACCCTTACACGGATTGATAGGAGGCCAGAATGGCTAAGTACAATGTAGTTTACTCGCAGCTTCAATACGAGGTCGGGACAGTACCCGAAGAGCCTGTAGAAGTAGTCGAGGCCGATTCACCAGCGCTCGCCATTCTGGCCGCGCCTGAAAAAGAGGGCTTCGTGCCCACCTACGTAACGGAGGTAGAAGACTAATGGCAGAATTTTTTCCCGGTGACCGGGTACGCATTGAAGCACCGGAATACGAAGCTAAGGAATTACAGAGTGGAACTGGCACGGTGTCTCGTCGTGGGTGTAGGGAAGGCTGTTGCTCCCATGACCTATATGAGGTTACCGTTGACGGCGTAGATAACGACGGAGACACAACTCCGTACTTTGCAAGCGAGCTTACTAAGATCGACTAGGAGAAGGACCGGGTTGCATACCCGGTCCTTTTTCTGTATCCTTTTATTAGGCAAACAAAGGAGGAACACATGGAACCGCTAGTACCAAGACCTAAACAAGAGTTCACCATCAACAGGATCATCGAAGACAAGTCGCACATGTGCGGCTCGCTTGGTGGATTCGGCAAGACCCTCGTAGGTGCAGAGGCTATCCTGCGTACAGGCGTACAGCGTGTGCTTATCGTCTGCCCGTTGAAAGTCATCCGTAACTGGGACAGGGCATTGAAGCAGCAGAGTGGAGGCAAGCACCCCGGCGTCAAGCAGGTAGCAGGGGACAAGCAAGGAACGCTCAACTTTCTCGATATGCAGGAAGGAAAGCCCGGTGTCTACATCGTTGGCTGGGAGTTCTTTAGGACGCTGCTCTGGGGCAGCTACCAGTTCGACTTTGCCATTGCTGACGAGTGTCACCGGGCAGCTAACTGGAAGTCCAAGCAGAGCGATTCCCTGCGGTCTGTCCGTGCAGAGTACAAGGTAGCCTTCTCTGGCACACCCGCTGGCAACAAGACCGAGGGCCTGTTCGGGACGCTGCGCTGGCTCTGGCCGGATCGTTACCCCTACTACTGGCCTTGGGTAGGCCACTTCTTCCACAAGGCGTTTGTGGAGCAGCACGTAGGCAAAGGCAAGACCAAGAAGCTCATGAACATTCTTGGTGAGAAGACCCCCGGTGCTGCTTGGGACGACATTCCCAGTAAGACCCGCTTCGCTTCGGAGCAGATCAACACCGTCATTAACCACATCATCGAAGTTCCGATGAAGCCCACCCAGCGCAAGGTCTACAACGAGTTTGAGAAGGACGCCTTCGTATGGCTCGGTGAGAACCCGATGTATGCCCAGCTTCCGGCTGTCAAGTCCATGCGACTGCGGCAAATGGCGCTGGGTGTGCCGATCGTCACCTATGACAGCGAGGGTGAGCCGGTTGTCAGCTTTGATTTGGAAGCCAAGTCAGGTAAGATTGAGGCTCTGGCAGACCTGCTCTCGGATTTGCACGCTGGCGGACCAGTGCCCGTAATGGTTTACACGCACTCACGCAAGTTCGTTGAGGTAGTTGTTCACCAGTTGCGGCAGAAGGGCTACCGTGCTGTAGGTTTTGTCGGCGGGCAGACGCATGAGGAAGTCAATGCAAAGATTGACGGATTCGGCACTGACCATGACGTTATTGTTGCTACCATCGGCTCCATTGGTGAGGGTGTAGATCGTCTCCAACTGGTGTGCAACACTGAGGTATGGCTGTCTCTGGATGACAACCGTCTCCTGAACAGGCAAGCGCAGTGGAGGCTCGACCGTACCGGGCAGCTTCCGCAGCCTATCAATCGCTACCTGATCCGTTCCCTTGGAACGATTGAGACGGAGCAGCACGAGAGAATCGCAAACGATGATGCGATTCTTGATGAATCAATGGAAATCAAGACGGAGGTATCAGCTTAATGACAACATTTGCTATCGAACGTAACCCTGAGTACCAAGCAGCGCTCAAAGCACTGCTGACAGCGCAAGTGGTAGAAGACCCGCTGGACGAGCTTCTTACGGCGCGTGAGAACCTTATCAAGCTGATTGCGAGCGCTAGGGAGGCGTATCTGCAACAGGCTGATACGTGGCTCAAACGTGCTGGGGCTACGGCCGATGTGGAGATAAGCGAGCTTCAAAGTGAGACGTATATTCTTACGGGACAGGAGGACGAGGATGAAGACGAAGACTTTGACGATAAGGCCAAGTCAAAAGGGCCTGTGGGTTTCCAACGAAACGCAGAGACCGGAGACAAATCTTGAACACGTCGTAGACTTCCATCACCGTCTTGTTGTCGTGCGGCAGTACCTTGGCAAAAAAGGTGAGTTCGCTAGGGCACACGGGATGGGCAATGGTGGAACCATAAGCTCCATTGAGAAGCAGCGCTTGCGCACCCTCAAACACTTAGCGGCCTACGCCGATAAACTAGGTGTGCGCTTGGAGCTAAACATTCGCCTACCCGAAGACGATTGACACTAAACCCCACATCCGTATGGATTGTGGGGTTTTTTGTTTTTGGAGTTGACACCTGAGGCAGAAGTGGGTAATGTTGTTGTCACAAGGCAGGAACGAACAAAGGAGAAGCACATGGCAGAACACGTAGAAATCACCGACCTCCGCGACGACGAGGAATTTGAGGCAGCAGTAGAGCGCGCGTACCGTGCGGACCTGCGAGCCAAGCGAGCAGCCGAAGAGGCAGAAGAGGCTCGTGAAGACGTTCGACAGATGATTATCGAGCGAGAGGGTAAGAACTATGACGGCGGCACGGCTCGCTTCAAGGTGACCCTGTTCCCGACACGACGATTCAGCGCAGCGCTCGTCCAGAAGAAACTTGACCCCATGGCCCTTGAAGCTGTAAGCTCGATGCAGGTAGACAAAAAGCTTGTTGAGATTCACTTCGACAAGGAACACATTCAGCGTGAGTTCTCTACGGAGTCCAAGCCCACGCTCAAAATTTCACTTCCGTAGGAGGACAACATGACATACGCAGTAGGACAGTTTGTAACGCTGACAAAAGAAATCGGTCCGTGGCCTGTAGGCACTACGGCACAGATCAAGCCGAATCCGATCAAGGTACAGGCAGACAACAAAAGCGATTTCCAGTACGAGCACCACGATTTGGCTGTGAAGCGCACATATTTGATTGCGATTCTGACAAAGAATCCGAACAACCACATTGATTCGTTTACCGTTGACGAGGACGAAATCAAGGTAGCAGTATTGGAGAAGAAAAATGGTAACGGCTAACCTGTATAAGATACTGGACGAATACCGTCTGGAAGAGTTTGAAGAGTGCGGACGCATCAAGGCGAATAAGCATCCCAGTGGTGACCTGTTGATTTGGAACTACACCAACAAGGCGCAGTTCGCTAACGAATGGTCGCTGGAAGAGCGGGTGTGCAGGGGAGTAATTACCAATCTGAACGGTGACATTATCGCTCGCGGTATGCCTAAGTTCTTCAACTACGGTGACCCTCGCACAGGCATCGAGGACTACAGCAAAGAGTTCATCTTCTCGTTTGAGAAGTTCGACGGCTCTTTGGGCGTCATTTACCCGGTTGATGGTAGCTGGGCTGTGGCGACTCGTGGCAGCTTCACGTCCGATCAGGCCAAGGAAGCTACCCGAATGCTGCACACGCACGAGTACCGGGAGCTTCTCACCATGGCTCAGCAATGCAATGACGCTGGCTACACGGTGCTGGTAGAAATCATCTATCCGGAGAACCGGATTGTGGTTGACTACCACGGCCAGAGCGACCTCAAATGGATCGGGACGGTAAAGAATAGCACGGGCGAGTTTGGCCCCAACTACAATATCTGCACCGGCTATGGTGACGGTTGGATTCCTGACGTAGACACGAACAAGGAAGGCCACGTGTGCCAGACTGAGAGCGGAGTTCTGTTCAAAGTCAAGGGCGAGGACTACGTTCGTCTGCACAAGACTTTGTTCGGTCTGTCTAACAAGACCGTTTGGGAGACTCTGGTAGCACCTAACGGCTATCAGGCGTTCGTAGACCTGCGCAACCAGCTTCCAGCTGACACGGCTGTCTGGGCAGATCGCAAATACAAGCAGCTACAAGCACACCAGAACCGGCTCTACAGGCAGACGCTTGATATCTACACACATCTGACGGATGACTACCCTGACAGGGCAACGCTTGCACGTAGGTTGCAGCGTGAGGCTCCGGAGTTCCTGAGCTTTGTGTTCACCTTGCTTGACAAGGGAGACGTACAACTGATAAAGTCGATCAACAAGGCAATCAAGCCAAAAAAGTTTGAGCCTTACATGGTCGAGAAGGAGGACTGACATATGACATTTGAAATCAAAAAGCCTGTAATGTACATTTACCGGGGATTGCCCGGTATTGGTAAGTCGCGGGATGCACGGCAGTTCCAGAACCAGTCGATTCAGAGCGGACGGCTGGCAGTAATCATCGAGCGCGATATTATCCGGCGTGAACTGAACCCTGAGCGTACCGACTGGTACACCAAGGAATTTGAGTTGGAAGTCACCAATCTGCACCGCTCACGCATTCAGGCGGCGCTCCACATTGGCGCTGATGTGCTTGTGGCCGACACCAACCTGCCGAACAGCAACGTCAAGCAGCTTATGCGACTCGGTGTGAACGCTGGGGCGGATATCGAAATCATCGACATGCGCGACCCCAAGCACTACCCGCTTGAAATGGCCCTGTCGCAGAACGCTCTGCGTCACTGGTCCAAGGTTGTCCCGGAAGAGTTCATTATCGACCGCTACGAGCGGTTCATCAAGAACCACCCGTTGACCAACCCCGACCTCCCGGCACCTGCTGCTGGCGGGGAAGAGTTTGAGATTGAGCCCTACGTGCAGGGCAATGGTAAGCGAGCCTACATCTTTGATATTGACGGAACGCTGGCTATCATGGGCGACCGTGGGCCTTACGATGGACACCTTGTGCATCTGGACACGGTTGAAGAGAATGTAGCGACTGTGCTTGACTTGCTGGAACAGAACTACTACATTTATATTGTGACTGGCCGGGACGAGAAGTATCGCTATATCACTGAGAAGTGGTTGAGTGATGCTGGAATCGTCTACGATAAGCTGCTCATGCGTCCTACTCAGCCTGACGGCGAGAAGAAAACTGAGGACAGCATCGTGAAGTACCGGCTGTTCCAAGAACACATTGCACCCGAGCGGCCGCGAATCATGGGCGTCTTTGACGACCGCCACCGTGTGCTTCGCATGTGGCGCAAGCTCGGACTCACAACATTCCACATCAACGGCCCTGACGCCGGAAACTTTTAGGAGAAAAACTATGACTGAACTTACTTTGCACGGCGTATGGCAGCTTATGAAGGATAGCTCTGCGGCAAGCAGCGGTAACCCTGACTATCAGGAGGCACACGAGGAACACTTCAAGTGGGCTCAGACGCTCTCTGAGGAAGAGACGACTACGTTCCAGGCTATGACAGTTGAGATTGCCAAGCGTTTTCAGGTGTTCAACGATCAGTTGGAGCGTATGGCTATCGAGGTCACTGAGAAGGCCGGTGTGCCCCTCTACACCGCTCAGTGGACTGCTGACGACTTAGCCAAGTTCCTTGGCGTAGCGCAGACCAAGGGTGTCTATACTGACGTTCTGGTGTCTAGCATCCTTATCAACCAGAACATTGCTCTGGCGTTCGATTTTATCGAGCCGTCTGAGGACGAAGAGTTTGAAGTCCCAGAGGACTTCCAGCTTTTGCAGGGCGCCGTAGTGGAGGAAGAGGAAGCAGTTGCAGGAGACTAAGCGAAACGCGCTACCCGACTCTGCCTTTGTAGACTACAAGGGCGAGCGGGTGGCGTTCCAAGACCTCGTTGACTCACATGAGCGACCCTGTGACGGACAATGGGACTTGTTTTTCGCTGATCCTGCTGACGAAGCAGAACTGGAAGACCCTGAGATTGCTAGGGATATGTGCTTTGACTGCCCTATCATGATGCAGTGCTTGCAGTTCGCTCGTCAGTCGGAGATTCCTAAGGGAGTCTTTGGGGGAGAACTTGCGTCCGAGCGTGTCCGTTGGGTACGATCTAACAAGCGGAAGCTGAGGAAGAAAAAGAATGGCTCTTGATTTTCGTGACCTCATTATCGAGGCGATCAAGAACCCTACCGACAGGGACAAGCAGCGGCTCATTGGCCCATCCAGCATGGGCGGGTGTCCGCACTGCTTGGCTCTGGAAATGCTAGGTAAACAGCCTAAGCGTAGCTTTAGCCTGTACCCGATGCTAGGTACGGCGTTCCATTACTACATGGAGCACCACATGCACATCGAGGGGATGGAAACCGAGCAAAAGGTTGACATTTGCGAGATTGAAGGGTACGGTAAGATCAGAGGAACAATCGACCTCTGGTATCCCAAGTGGGGGATCGTTGGCGACTACAAGCTGGTTGGCAAAAACACCCTGAATAAGATACGGTTAGATGGACCAAGCAAGCAGTACAAATACCAAGCGCAGATTTACGGCTATGGACTGGCTCAGAGAGGCCACGAGGTCAAGGAAACGCACATCTTGTTTGTACCGCGAGACGGTGGTAACATCAATCATCTGGTCGATTGGGTCGAAGATTACGACGAACAACTTGCATTGGCTGCGATTGACAGAACCCGCCAGATATGGAAGTATGTAAGTGAGGGTGGAAGTCCTGACGACATTGACAGCGACGAGGACTGCTACGAATGCAATCTTCAAGGAAAAATCTAGGAGGGTAAATGCCAAAGTTTGAACTTGCAAGCCTCGGTGTGCCGATCGGTAAACCGAAGTCTTTGGACGAAGCTATGGTGGCTTTGTTCTACGGTCCCAAGGGCGTTGGCAAAACGTCTCTGGCCGTGAGCGCCATGGAAGTCGAGCACATGAATGAAGTGCTGCTCGTAGCTTTCGAAGATGGTAGCTCGTCAGTTAGCGCAAGCTTCCCTGACCTACAGGTCGCACGGCCTGAGGACTGGGAGCAGGGCCTCGACTTGTTTGAGGCTCTGGTGCATGAGGATACCGGAATCAATACGGTAATCATCGACACCGCAGCAGAAGCTCAGCAGTACATCTACGACTGGTCGGTAGGCAAGTATGGAGACACTGACGGCTTCAAGAAATGGGCAATGGTCTATGAGCAGCTTATGAAGGTTGTCAAGGCACTTGCTAAGAGCGGAATCAATGTGATAGTCTTGGCACACGCCGAGCGTGACAAGGATAAGCTCGCTCAGGTAATCAAGGTAACTCCTTACTTCCAAGGAAATAAGACCGGTTTGGAACTTCCCAAAATCTTTGATATTGTGGGGTATCTGGACATTGAGGGTGAGGGATCGGATGCGACTCGCGTGTTGCAGCTTGCCCCATCAACCTTGATTACGGCCGGAAACCGCTCGGAAGGGCGTCTACCGGATTACATGGATAACCCTACGATGCCAAAGATCATCGAGGCTATCCGCAACAATGCACCAGTAAAAATCAAGTAATAACTACGTAGAATCGAGATAACAAATTATGGCAGAACGTCGCTCTTTGAAGCTCACCGATGAAGAAGTCAAGGGTTTTTCCCTCCGCAAGGAAGGTCGCTACACGGTAGAAATCGCTAGCGTCACTGAGAAGCAGTCCAAGGGAGGTCAGGCAATGTACGAAATCGAGTACAACGTGCTTGAAGCTCCGGAAGGCGCTCAGAAGGGCAAGATCAAGGACTGGGCTCTTCTGGAAGGCGAGTACACGTCGAGCATTGTCCAGCTGGCCCGAGCAACCGGCTTCACGGTAGACAACGACTTTGAGATTCCTCTCCCTGAGGAACTGGAAGGCAAGGAACTGGTGGTTGAAATCAAGCATCAGGACGCTACCACCAAGGACGCACAGGGTAACAAGGTTCCCGTGCTGGACGACGAGGGCAAGCAGCGCGTAAACGCTAACGTCTCCAAGCGCCTGTCGCTTGAAGCCGCAGCTAAGACCGCTGGCTCCGGAGCTCGCAAGACTCGCGTCCGCAAGCTCTAACGATTGACAGACCTGAGCAAGTCTGTGTAAACTGCTCATAGGTGTGATAGCCCAACTGGAAGAGGCCCACGGTTCCCAAGAGCCGCGACAGTGTAGGTTCAAGTCCTACTCACACCACGGACGTATGGTGAAATTGGCATACACGCCCCTCGACAAGGGGTCCGGTAGCTCCGGTTGCAGGTTCGAGTCCTGCTACGTCCACGTAGGGTTGCGTCAACACGGTAGGTGGATTTCCGTACACTGGTAGCTACTGGAATAGCTCGTGTGCGAAGGGGATTGTGGTCCGTGAAGATAGCACCGGGAGAATTATAAGCCCACCGCTCCTTTCGCTCCTGTCAAGGCGCTTTCTGCGCGACCCGCCTACTTATGCTAGTCTTATAAATGCCCCCTCGGGGGCTTTTATTTTTCAGTCCGTTTGAGCAATATGACAATAAAAGGAGGATGATGTTGAATGTCTGATGTAAAAGAATTTTTTGATGCAGTTTTTGGAGACGGTAGCGGCAAGCTCTGCCTCGCACTGCTCGACTCTGACCGTAACCCGTCAAGACAGCATTTCCTAAGCTGGCCCGAGCAAGCAGACGACGCGGTTGAGTACGTTCTTGCACACGCAGACGAAGACGTTTACTTTACTCCGACCCTGTTCATGGCACCGAACGCTCGTCGTGCGTCTGCTCAGTGGACTTCCGTGGTCTACGGGGACGCTGACACCTGCCCGGTAGACAGCTTGAAGATTGCGCCGTCTTTCGTCGTCCACACTTCTCCTGAGAAGACGCACGTCTACTGGCACATCGAAGGGCTTCACGACCCGAACGAGGCAGAGGCTTGGGCACACGGTGTGTCCATTGCTCACCCTAAGGCTGAGACAGGTTTTGATAACGGCTGGGCGGCTAACAAGCTGCTCCGTGTGCCGTACACCAGCAACACAAAGTACAGTGACCCGAACTCCGAAACGTACATCGAAGGTCAGGAACCTTACAAAGTGTCTGTGGAGTACACCGGGGAAATCTACAGTGAGGGCGAGTTTGCAGCGGCCTACACCAAGGCTGACGTACAGGCTGTGCTCAACAAGAGCATGGGCGAGGTACCTAGCTACGCGGAGGCCTTGAACAGCCTCACGAAGACCTCACAGGACTTGCTTGACCTGATTAGCCGGAAGTACGAGAAGCACTCGGCCGGGTCTGAGGCTCTGTTCCTCTTGCAGCAGGAGTTGTTTCGTCTCGGAGCTACGGATGAAGCGGCGTTCGCGATCTGCCAGAAGTCCGGACTGAACAAGTTCGCCCGTGACGGTAGGTCAAACGCTGACGAACTGCTGTGGGCTGACATTCTCCGCGCTAGGGCAAAGTCCGAAATGGAGTTCAGGGACGCTACAGAGCCAAGGCACACCCGCGTTACGGTGCAGCCAGAGAAAAAGGCCAAGGAGATTGACTTCCTCAAACCAGAGGAAAAGGTCAACTTGAAGCGGACTTTCATTGACGACTACAAGACGTGGGCAGCGAGCAAGACTGACGCGGCAGCGGAGTATCACGTCGCGTCTGCGTTCATGATTCTGTCGATGGTGTTCTCAGATTTCGGCCACGCGATCCCAGACTTTGGTAAGCTTCCGCTCAATCTGTGGTTCATGGTTCTGGGTGACACTACCCGGTCTCGTAAGTCCACAACAAAAAAGCAGATGCTCCGGACACTCTGGGCCTTGCAAAAGGAGGGCGAGTACCACTACGATCTTGGTTCAGACTTCACAGGTGAAGGGCTTACTTCGGAACTGTTGCAGCGAGCTAACCGTAGCTCTCTGATTCACGTTGACGAGGCTCAGGACTTCATCGTTGGTCTGGAACGCAAGCCGTATCTTGCCGGTCTGCGTGGACAGATGACAGAACTGTACGACGGACACGTAAACGGCAAGCTGAGGGCAACAGGTACGGTCAAGGCAGCAAGCACAGCGGAAATCTCGCTGGGCATGTTCATGATGGGTATTCGTGACCAGCTTGCGAGTGTGCTGACGACAGAGGACTTCCAGTCTGGCTTCCTGACTCGATTTATCTACGTGGAGGCGGAACCGCCGCCCCGTACCAAAGAGTCGGACAGGATTCGTCAGGCAAGCAAGCAGGATCAAGTCAAGGATTATGTCTTTGAAGGATTCGTAGCGAGGCTTGACGAGGCTAGGGCACACTGGGAGGCTCTGACTGGTGGGGGTAGTTCACCGACTATCCCGGTTCCCGCAACCGACGCGGCCATGGAACGGCTCAATGAGTTCGTGACTGACCTGTTGGATGAAGCGGAGGGTAGCGAGCGTGCGGACATTGTTCAAGCGAGCTCGCAGCGTCTCTCACTGTCGATTCTCAAAGCTGCAACCCTAATCGCCATGAGCGAAATGAAGGATGAAGTTGAGACTGACGACATGCTGGCAGCTATCAACTACTGCGGATCATGGTTCATGCACTTGGTCAAGATGACCAATAAAGTGTCTGAGTCCAACTGGTCCCGGCGCATGAAGTCGATTGAAGACTTCGTAGTGGCAGCAGGAGGTAGTGCTGAGTGGGAGAAGACTTACAAGAATTTCCGTGGTGATTTGAAGCCACGAGAATTTGTGGAAGTCGTCAACGCCTTGGAAGAGGCGGGAATCGTAAAAGTTGTTTGGGAAAACCCTGAGGCCAACAAAAAGGGCCGTCGATACATTGAATTGGAGTATGTGTAAATGAGCGTAACTGAGAAGCTGCAACGAGCAGCAGAAATTTGGGCGGACGCCAGCGGCCATGCCCCATCGTCAATTGAACTGATCGAAGAGTTGCAGGAAATGGGCATCTTTAGTAATCGCCAGATTGCCAAGATTGTCCGAGTGTCCAGCAGCTTCGTACAGGGAGTAGGACCTAGCAGTAGCGGAGGCGGGAAGTTTAACCCGGCAACGTTGACAGCGCTGGTGACTTTGAGTAAGCTCCATGACAGGAACGTGAAGCTCCCGAACAACCTGCTCAAAGCGGTTGTGGATGATGGAACGTCACTCAACTACGTAGCCCGTGTGCTGGGCATGAGTCATGGACTGCTTTACTACCAATTCAATAAGCAACAGGAGGTTTGATGCGGGTAATCCTAGAATCAGAACAGATCGTCTCAGACAAGTGCTGGGAGGTCTTGGCGGAAGCCAAGCGTGTCGCAGGGATCGAGGAAGAAATTGAGTTCCTTGAAGATTACACGGGCACGACGAAGCGCTGGCCGGTGCTGGCTCTGGGTCCGTATGACGCCGTAAAGAATATCGGGAGGCGCGTAGTCGAGGCTCCGTCCAGTGCAGCGATTGTCACTAAGGGCGACTCGATTACGCGCCTTGCGCGTGCGTTCAACCTTCTGGTCAATCCTCCGGAGCATGAGCCGATGGAGTGGATGGTCTTTGAGGACGAGACTCAGGTAGCTGCGTTCACAGCAAGCGTGTTCGACAAGACAATTGCAGTCGATATCGAAACGTCCGGTGACGTTGGGGTTGACGGTGCCGCCAGCGGCGACAGGTTGCTCTCTGTGGCATACTTTCTCATGGGTAAGGCGTATGTGGTGCCTGAGCACCTGATAGGCTCTCAGATCGTCGCTGAGGCCATTGGGCGCCTGTTCATGGACAATCTCTGTGTCCTCCATAACGGCAAGTTCGATATTCCGTACATCGAGGACTGGACCGGGTACCCGTTCAATCACTACTTCGACACGATGCTGGCACACTACGCTCTGTGGCCCGCATCTGAGCATGGCTTGAAGCCGCTCTCACAGAAGATTCTCGGAGCACCTGACTGGGACAAAGGCACTAAGAAGTACACCGGAGCCAAGATTTACAAAGAGGCTGGAACTGGTGAGGATGGTGTCTGGTGGGACGCTCGGAAGTACAGCGCAGGATCAGGGTACGAACGTATCCCGCGCTCACTGCTGTACGAGTACAACGCATATGACGTGTACTGGACAATGAAATTGTTCTGGTATCTGAGATGGGAGTTGGAACATGATAGTGACTCTATGGCAGTATATGAGCGCCGTATGCGCCAGTCTAAGATGTTCATGGAAGTTGAGCGTCCGGGAGTCAGAATTGATATTGAGCACCTTGAAAAACTCGGAGCGAAATTGGAGCAGGACCAAGCGAGAGCAATTAGTGAGCTCGCTGAGATTGCAGGTGTGCAGATCAATCCAAACTCCCCGCAGCAGGTCAAGGCTTGGTTCGAGTCGCAAGGCATAAAGCTTGCCAGCACTGACAAAGAGGCGTTGAAGAAAATCATTCGTGACGACTCTGGGCAGTACACACAGCAGGAGATTGATTTCTGCGTGAAGCTCCAAGAATGCCGGGGGATTCGCAAGAATCTTGGTACTTACGTGAATGGCTTCCTAGAGGTTGCACACGGTGGGAGGGTTTACCCGACATTCAAACTGATTGGTGCTTACACCGGGCGACTCAGTACGCCTAAGCCAGCAATCATGACGTTGCCGCGTGATCCGCTATACCGGAAGATGTTGCTTCCAGACGAAGGTCATGTGATCGTTGGTCCCGACTACGGGCAGATCGAAGCTCGCGTTATGGCAGTGCTGTCGCAAGACGACTACCTAATGTCCCTGTTCCAAGAGGATTCGGAAGACTTCTTCGATGCCTTGATGCCTATCGCCTATCCGAACGTCAATTTGGCTACGCTGGATAAAGACCTCAAAAAGGATATGCGTGCTCGATTGAAGGGCGTTATTTATGGTCTGTCTTACGGCCGCATGGCAAAGGCAATTGCGGAGTCGTTGAATATGTCTGTGATTGAAGCACAGAACATCATTGACAACTATCTGGATGCAGCACCGGGCCTTGTGGCTTGGCGTAAAGAGATTCAGTACAACGCTAAGAACGCTGTCTCCATGGTGACCCCGTTCGGTTTTCACTTCCAGTGCGAGGTTGTTACCGGGGAAAACAGGAACAGTGTGGAAAACTCCGCGCTGGCATTCATGCCGCAGTCCACAGCGAACGACATTTGCTTGGACGCAGCGCTCCACATCTTTGAGTGGATTGGTGACTACGGGGCACGGATCATGGCAACAGTCCATGACCAGATTCTCGTCTCGTGCCCACCAGAGCACGCTATCGAAGTCGGAGAGCGTATGGAGCACGAAATGAAAGAGTCTGCTAGGCGAGCACTGGGCGACCAGTGTGTGTTTGATGCCAAGCCGGATATCGGAGACAACTGGGCTGACCTTGAAGCTGCTGACAAGTGGCTTGACAAGCATCCAGAGTATGCGTAGTATTTAGGGAGTCAGGGCACACGCTCTGGCTCCCTTTTACGTTAGGAGACACAATGGACCCTATATCTAATATTATTTTTGTGGCTGTGCTGTGCGGCCTATCGTGGCTGTCAGGTTACTGGATTGCCGGAGGAACATTTAGGAGGCACAATGGACAATAACCTTCCCGCAGGTTGGCGCGTGACAGGAGAGTGGGTACCGGAAGTCTATGAAGTGGAGTTTTACTACTTCGTTGAGACTTGGGGTACCCGGGATGAACGTAAACACTGGTGGACTAAGAAGCGCCCGGTAACGGGTTGGCGCAAGGTGCATCGGGAGCGCCGTAAAGAGTTAGCAGAGCAGTGGGCATTCGACACAATTAGAGCTATGGGGGCGACTAATGCCAATTAGAGTTAGAATCGAGCGCGTAGGCTACTACGAGCAGCACCCAGACCATGAGTTTCATGACATTCTCATTACCCGGCAGGACACGCATAAACTGCCCGATCACACCACATATGAGGCGCATGATCGAACCACAGGAAAAACGGCAGAGTTTCAACACAAGCGCGGAGCTTGGGTTGAGGTTCTAGCCACGGAAGCAATGGAGGCACTGAACAATGCACAATAGACCAGAAAAGGACTTTTGGATCGACTCTATCGTGGGTCTGTCCATGGTTGGACTCATGCTGGGGCTCGTCGCCCTAGCCAAGCACCTTTGGGGGTAGTAATGATAGTCGTAGGCATCGATCCCGGTGGTAAGACCGGCGTAGCAGTACACAACGACAAGCCAACCAAGATACACCCTGAGACTGAGTTCAATGAAGTTGAGGGCGGCTTTGAAGGCTTCATGGACTGGTGGGAATGCGCTTGGCGCTGGAACCGCTGGGATGCCCTAGACCGTGTGCATATCATCGTAGAGCAGTTCGACTTGCGTAATCAGGAGTTCGTAGCGGACATTACGCCCAAGGAAATTATCGGGATGCTCCGGTACTGGGCTATGCTTCATGACACCGAGCTATGGTGGGCTACGCCGTCTGCACACAAGAGTCTGATTACTGACGAAGCGCTCAAACGCGCGGGTTTGCATCCCCCTCGGGGGCAGGTCAAGGGCGGTCACAGCAGGGACGCTATGCGTCTCGTGGCGTACCACCGCATTCACCACTTGCGCGACCGGGAATTTTCTGAGAGACTATTCCCTAAGAACAACAACTAGGAGGAACAATGGCAGAAAAATTCAGTGTAGGCAGTTACGTGCGAGTCAAGGAAAATCCTTTCTTGCCAGAAGCCGTCAAAGATATTTGGCGCGGGGTTGAGGGAGTAGTAGTGGGTCGAGAGGGTCACAGGCACTTGATAAAGGTGACTGTTGATCCCCAAGGAACCGCTAACAACAACCGAGTAGGCAGCACGTACTCGCTAGTAAACTTAGAACTACGTGACAGCGAAGGAGAGAAGGCGACAGACACGCCTGAGCTTGTGGAGCACCCTGCGCACTACGGCGGGGACACCACCTACGAAGTAATCAAGGTTATTGAGGCTTGGGGCCTTGGCTTTGTACTCGGCAACGTGGTAAAGTACGTAGCACGCGCTGGCAAGAAACCTAACCAGCCTGAGTTGCTTGACCTTAAAAAGGCTCGTGACTACCTGAACAAGCGGATCGCACAATTGGAGGAAAACGAATGAGCAAGCTTTCAAACGAACAAGATTATACTGAATTGCTGAACAAGCTGGCCGAGAGCCTGAACGGCACACAGGCAGAGATTGAAGCAACCTTTGAGATTTTCAAGAACCTCAACCTTGATATATCTCCCAAGGCCGAGCTTCTGCACCGGCTGAACATGATCGTGAAGAATCAAGACCCCGGCGAGCCGTACAACTGGCGCGGTGTGCGAGGGTTTTACCTTGGCTAGCGAGGAAAAAGAGTACACAGAGCGTCAGAAATTCGTGCATCTGGTTTCTGACGCTCTAAAGAAACACCCTAAGTTCGATCTGGTACCGGGAGGGATCAAATGCGCTGGCTGTGATTGGTCCAGCAAAACCACCAACAGGTACCGCCAGTTCCGCAAGCATCAAGCATGGGCCGTCTCCGAAGAGTTCGGTTGGCCCGAAGATTGACAGTAGCCCCCGTAGGGTCCATAATGGATTCTGCGGGGGTTTTCCCGTATTTACGATAGGAGGACACATATGGAATTGCTTATAGGTTTGTTGATAGGGATCACTTGGGGCGCGGGGTTTTCGTCCTTTGTTCACTGGGCACACGAGCGGGAGAAGGTTGAGAGAGCCGAGAAGCTAGATCGCATAGCAAAGGGTCAGGACAAGCCAGAACCCTGGCCTCTAGTACCGTCGCACGAAGAGTCTGAGTGGCGTCCCTACAACGGGGGCACGCCGGGCAGCGGCTTGAAGCAGGACGAGATTCCACCGTCTTGCACCTGTGACTGGGTAAGCGAGCGCGCACTCTATAAGCGACCAGAGGACGAGCGGTTTGCTCTCGGTATGCGTGACCCGCACTGCCCTTATCATTCCAACGGCTTTTAGACACAAAAATACCCCGTACCGAAATCGGTACGGGGTTTCTTTGTATGTGTTTACTGGCTAACCTTGACCTTCGCTGTGAACAGGCGATCCTTCTCACGGCCACGCCATGTGGACTTGAACAGGCCGGAGCACTCAGAGCAACGGAAAAGCTGGTACGTGGAGACGTAAGCCTTGGCCGTCTGCTCCTGTAGCTCGCGTTCAGTACCTCCACAGAACGGGCAGCGGTCCTTGTCCGAAGACAAGTACATGCCGATGTGTGGATGCTTCTCAATCCAAGGCAGAATGCGGTAGTAGAGCTTCTCCGTGATTACAACGTCCTGAATGTTGTACTCACGCATCTTGTCCCAAGCGTCCTTGTCACCGGCCATGCACTGCACCCAGAGCGTGTGCCCTGCGTGCTGCGTCTTAGCGCCTAGCTTCAATTCCTGCACAACGTAGTCCAGCTTGTTGCTGACGAACCTAAAATTGCGCTTGACAGCGTGGAGCAAGTCTACGTTTTTATAGGGCGTTGTAGGGGCGTATCCGGCCACCACAAACTCTCGCTGCAAGTGCTTCATATCAAAGCCCTGAGAGTTGTACCCGATAATGATATCCGCCTCGTTGACAAGCTCGTAGGCCCGTTTAATCATGGCATCGTGCCCGTCGTGATAGTTGCTATGGAACATAACCTCGTCGTCACCAGCCCACTTGGCAGCGAATGAAATAACTTCGCCAGCTTCCATGAGTTGTGACAGCGAAACGTTGTTGTTCCACAAGCCCCAGACGTGGGCGAGGTTCGGGGAGTTCTCGATATCAATAGTGAGGATGCGCACGTTGTTTTCTTTCGCACGCTTGGCCGCACTTGTCGAGGCGTCCTGCTGTAGCATTTCGGCAAAGTTCATATTTAGATAAATCCGTTCCGGTGGCGGTATTCCCTTACAGACGTGTCAGTGACGGCCTTCTGGCCCCACACCTTGCGGATAGTCCGCGTGATCGCTGCGTTGGTGTTGGTTGTTTCCTTCAAGGCTTCCAAAAGGGCCGTGTAGTTCTCTGGGTCATTCGCTGCAAGGTCTTCCAGCAGCAGTTCTACCCGGTTCTTTGGGGCGACAGAGACGCCGTTCGTCTTGGCAAGCTCTTCGCTGAATCGCATTTTTTCGCTCATGTTTCCTCCTAATAACGAAAATGGACTGCACACCCGATTGGGTGTACAGTCCATCTTACCACGATCACCACCGTTATGCCAGTGGTTTCTTGGATTATTTAGTGGCAGGTGCTACAAGGATCAGGAGTGTAGCGGAGCGGAGAGACGATGTTGTCCACCGTCTGCAACGCTACCTCTTCCTCCGGAGCCTCTGCAACCTCAGCCTCAACGGCTTCGTTACTTGCGTCCGTCATTGGTAATCACCACCGTCTCACCCTTTTTGGGGGTATTGGACAGGGCTACCAGAGGCGGCAGACCGAGCAGGGCCGCAGCCAAGTTCAGCCAGAGGTCAACCTCAGGTGGAGCAATGATGTTACCGACAACAAGCAGCGGTGCAGCCGCAGCAGCGACAGTGTAAATGTAACGCCGAGTCTCGACGTTTGGTACAGTCACAGCCATGTTACTCTCCTACTTCTGCGGCAACAGTCGTCAGACGGATTTCGCCCAACGCATTCTTTACCGCGTTATCAATTGTACTCGTAATGAGCTCAGGGTCAAGTCCCTGCCCGGTAGCAAGCTGACGCACTGCTTCTGTCAGACCGTCCAGCTTTGCGAGGATCGCAATGGTGTTGGTCTTGCTATCAGCGAGCTCCTGCAAAGCAGAAACAGCACCTTCCTTGCGTCCGGTTACCTTAGTATCCCAGACCCGGCGCGGAATGTCATCAATGAGCTTCTGCCACGGTGCCTTGTACAGCGTGTCAGAGCCACCAATGAACCAACCGTCCTTGATAGCTTTGAGCATCCTGCGATCGTCATCTGTAAACATATCGTCCTCCTGTTGGACTTCCTGTGATCGGGCCAGTTTATCCAGCCGTGCCAAATCCCAAACACCGGGACAGGCGGTTGCTTGCCAATCCCTGTGTGGGATCAGCGGAAGGTCGCCATACTGCGACCGTAACCAAGCGATAAGCTTGGCTACTTCAAGGTAATCTCCGTCCGTCGCTTCCGGCCGACATTCAATGCCGATGGAAGTACGGTTCCCCGTGCCGTTACCTGCGTGCCATGCTGCGTCGAGAGGGCTCACAATGCAGTGAGTCTTACCCGCAGACGATACGAAGTGTGCCGATGTGGTGCCGGGACCAGTCACGCAGAAGAAGTTTACAACTCCCATGTGAGTCTGTCCGAGCGCTCCCCAGTGGTGAATGGTGATGGACTCGATGGTACGAGGCTTGTATCCCCATTCCTTCACCAGCGGCACTTGTGCGGCAGGAGTGAAGCCCTTGGCAGTGTAAGACTCGTCAATAACGAAATCTGTCACAATACCTCCTGTTACGTCACCGGCAGGAAGCACACTCGCTCCACCGCCGATGATCTTGTTTTGTCGTGGCCTGAGCCACCCGGCAATGACACCAGTACCGTCTCCGGTGTATGGCAACCACGCCTTGTGTGCAGGTTTGGCGCTGTACCAGTTTCCGTTGACAAATTGCAACGGCGGCGCAAAACCATCCTGCTGAACTACCCACATACCCGAGCCGTCAGCGCTAAGCACAATGGCTACGTGACCGAACGGATTCAGAGGGCTACCAGCGAATACTACCATATCCCCACGCTCGGGGATAAGGTTCGGGTCGTTCGGATCGTTATCGATCCTGATCCAGTACTCGTCTGGCACACGGTCTAGCAGTTCCCTAGCGCCCCCAACTCCGCCTACGCTAGTCTGCCAAGGGACACCAAAAATGTCCTGACCGTAAGCGTCTGCGAGGTCTACGCACTGGTAACCGTAAGACCGGTCGTAGTCAAAGATTTTGCCTACTGCATTGAGTAGCCAAGTCTCTTGTGTCTGACTAATCGGCATTACTTCCTCCAAGGAAATCGTCAGGGGGATCAATCTTGTCCAGACGATGCCACTGAGCTTTATCACTGGCCGTAAGCTCCTGAACAGCGTTATCTACTTTGTTCAGCTTGCCATGGGCAGCTTTCAGGGAGTTCCCCTGCTTATCAATCTTCTCATGAGTTTCACTAAATTTCCTGCGAATCTCGTTGAAGCTTTCAGTAACTTCCTCTCGGAAGTTGCTAGTATGTGCATTGGTCACCTGCTCTTTAGCTTCCTCTGCGAGAGCCTTAGTCTCAGTAACCTGCTTATGCGTATCACTAGCTTTAGCGCTCTGCTTAGCAAGCAGGGCGCCTAGAAGACCGAAGCCAGCAATCGTAATCGCACTCGTGGCTGAAATCAACGCCACGATAACTTCGTTATCCATGTTTACCCCTTTCAATGGACAACAAAAAGCCCACCGTTACAAAATGTATATAACCATTTTACACGGTGGGCCTTTAGTCCATTCGATAGCGCTATGCCGCTTTCAAAAGTACAACCGACATAACGTTATATGTCGCTTGGCCCGTGTGTATTGCTGCCGAGCCTGTGACACCACTCACAGTAATTGTCGCCTTGATTGTGTCGCCAGCGACGAACTGCATAACGCCTGACGTAGCGGTGGCTGCGAAGCCAGCACCAGCCGTAGTCGAAGTACCTAGAGCGCGAGTAAACACGCCAGAGTTCTTATAGATACGCAAGTCAGCATAACCACTTGACTGCGTTGTCATACTGTTTACAGCAACGAAGTACAAACCCGGTGTAACAATTGTAACAATTCCACTCGCAAGTGTCAAGCCGTCATTGTATCCACCGGGATTGATTGCGAAAGGCAGCGTTGCTTCAACACCGTTTGCCAGAGTCCAAGTGGACCCCGCCAAGACCGTAGCAAGCATAGACTTCACAGTTTCCTGCTTGGTCATGCGCGCTCCCAACCCATTTTCTATGGAAGAGGCCATGGTTGAAAGCAGCGTATTGAGCTTGGCGGTGTCCGAGGTATCAGGGTACCACACCTGAGCATTGGTTGTATAGGCTCCCATTAGACCTCACTCTCCGTAGCGGCTGGCTCTGGCTCGACAGGAGCCGGTGTGCCAACTGGCTCTGGTGGAACTGGTGGCACACCGAACTTCAAGAGGCCCTGCTGCGAACCATCTGCCTGTTCAATATAGAATCCCTTGACGTTCAGCAGAGCAGCGTTGATAGCCTTTATCTGCCGGTCAAGACTGCTGACTTTCACCAGCAGTTCGTTTATCAAATCTTCCATGTTTCCTAACTCTCCCACTGCGGCAGAGGCGACAAGTTCACGTCTGCAATTGTATCGTTCGGATGCAGAGCATTCCAATCTGCAATTGTCTTAGCCTCTGCAAATTCCCCGTTGATAACACCAATGGTGTTATGAGTATGGCAGTCGCTAAACTGCATAATCCTCGGGGTCAAATGCTGCGTGACCAAACGATAGTACGATCCCTTCCAGTATACAGAGTCACCAACTGGCGTAGGTGGTCTGCTACTGTCCATGAGCTCTATTGCATCGGCCCTGCTTGAATCAAAGCTAATAACTGCCTGACCTGTACCGTACACTTCTGCGAGCCTGTGGCCCACGTTCATGCCAATCAGCTTAGTCGTGACAAATGGGCTCTCAAAAGTCGTTCCGACTTCCTGAGCAGCCTTTGAGTTACCTGTGTAGATTCGCATCGTCTCAGGCTCCTTCTGGGCCAAGCCATATCCTACGATATAGAGTGCTGGCCTATCAGAGATACCCTCAGAGATTCGATACGGCGCACGGGTGGTGTCAACCGTTGGTGCTTGCATCGTAATCTCAATCTCACCGCTGACCTTTGTCGTCTTGACTGTGATCGAGCCGCCGTTGTCTTTCCACCACTGGGGATCGACAATGAAGCCGTCCGCCCCTGTAACGACGTATGAGCCAAAGGCTGACGTGTAAGGGACTGGCACACCGGAGACAGGGATCGGCTGATTCAGGAAGACAAACGTGTTGTTCGTCTGGACCTTCTCAATCTTCGTCTCTCCCTTTGCAAGAGAGTAAACCGAGTCAGCCTTGAACATTACGTTGAAGTTGTCCGCCTTTGGCAGACGCTCATAGACGTTGACCTCGACCATACGGGCACTGTCCCTGTCCTGAATGTTCTCCACTACACGGCCCTTGGCAAGGGTTTGTGCTGGGATGAATCCACCACCGATCTGCTTACGCAGGGCCTCACGGGCGGTAAACGAAATCACACCATCACGGTAGAAAATGTCCAAGTCGAAGATTGCACAGAACTCCCGCATCTTGTCCCAAACGTTCCCAGTGAATCCCGGTACATGCGTAGGCATCTTAGCCAGTTCAGCCGCGCTATGCGGCGGCGTACCCACAAACGTATTGAAGAACAACTGGTTGGCTGGGTAGACCTCTTGCAGCGTTGCGTCCTCCGTGATGAATCCAGCAGAAGGTGCCGATGCCACACGACCAGACGAGACAGAGTTGTCATAGCCGAGACGCATCTTGCGAGGGATCGGGCGATTGCGCATCTGCGTTGTAACGCCTGTCGAAACAGAATCGTAGATCAATGTCTGCTGCGTCACATAGTCAAAGTCAATCAGGCGGAACGTAATGTCTGCCTTATCGGCAGCAGCGTTAGCATCGAACTTCACGAAGAAGTACATAGGCATAGTGTCGAGCGGAGCTTGCACCCAAGACTTCAAAGTGGTAGTCGTGCCTGAGCCTATACGTTCGTACAAGTACCAAGAGTTACCAAGACGCCGAATCGTCCACCGCACGGTGTCGAGAAGCTGAGGCTGGTATGCCTCAACCTGAAAGTCTGTGCAGTTTACGCCGTTGTCCACGCGCATACCAATCGTGAGTGACTGGGCAGGGTTGACCTCCAAACGCGGGGCATCCCCGCCAAGGCTACCCTCAGTCGTCACGTAGTCGTTGTACGAAGTGGGCGGACCGAAGTACCGCCACTTGTAGTCCGAGTTTCCAAGGTAGCCGATCTGGCTCCACTTGGAAATGTACGTGTGCAGGTTCCCCTCAATGTTGTACTCAGGCACACCGGCCATGAGGCACCAGTGCCGCAGAGCTTCGTCCTGAACGTAGTCCAGAGCATCACTCTGCAAGATGGGGAGAACCGTCTGCTCCGTGTTCAAGCGCTCAAAAATCGAGCTAGCTTCCAGAGACACAAGACCACTGTCCGCGTTGCGCCGAACTGCTGTCACGCGCCCATTGGTGACCTGACCCTGCTCCCGGTCAAAGTACCGGAAGCCGGACCAGTCACGCAGGGTGACGTAGGCGCCTACAAGACTCCTAGCGTCACCCTTCACGTCCGCGATAGTAGCGTTGAATGACGGAAGTTCGCCCGAGCTATCAGCCGGGTTGAACGGCGTAGCAGAGGACCGCAAGGCGTAAGTTTGCAGTTCGCCTAAGGGCTTACCTGTCTCACTCCTTGTAAGTGACTGCATTACATCATCCTACTTTCTACATTTTGAACTTCTGTGAAATCGAGCGAGAGCCCGATGCGATCAATAACAGCCGAAACCAAATTCCCGCTGTTGTTCCCGGCAAACTGGATTGCGCCGACGCCATTACCTACCGGCATGAAGTCGAACGGCGGGCGGTTGGTCTGAACAGACTGCGAGCCACCTGCTGTACCTACCCAGTAATACCAGCGATTGTCCGATCCGTCAACTGTGTAACCGTCGAAGTAGTCACTTGGCTTGTCTGTGATCCAGCCAATTACGTCAATCGCTGATTCAGCGGAGAACTGCACACCGCCGCTGGTGACCGTGCTGGCCCACTGCTGGAACCGAGTGAAGTCACCAGTAGCAACCATCGGACCAGAGTCGAACAGGTACCACACATTCGGCTCCAACGGGATCGTCGGAGTTGCTGTGGTTGGCCCTACGTCAGCGTTTGACGAGTTCTTGAACGACTGGCTGGTACGTACTTGCCGTGGCACGTTTGTACGTACCCACATATACGAGTAGCGAACATCCCCAGCCTTGCCGGAATTGTACCCGCTGGTATCACGCATGTACGGACCAACAGTACCGCCAGAGGCATTATCAACCTGCTGATAGCGAATGAATCCGCTCATGCCGTCAGGACCGACAGCCGGTACGCGCTCCAACGAAATAGAGTTATTCGCGGTGCCTTCCCAAGCGTACTGAGTGGTTCCATTAACCGGGAACGAACCGTCGAAGTAATTACCTACAGTCGCGGTCTTCTCAATCAGAACACCAGTGCAGTCGAGTGTGGACCCAGCTGGCATGATGTAGCCTGACAGGTGGTAGAACCACCAACCAATCGTAAAGTAGTTATCGCTTGGCGTCACAGTCGAACTAATCCTAGTCCACACACCGGAAGACAGCGTAGTGAGCCCGGCATCAGAGCTATTGATGGTCGCACCAACGCTTGTGTAGGAAGACGCTCGCATAGTCCCACTCAGTGTGCCGGGTCCGGTGTATCGCACCCACACAGAGACCGTTACCTGCTCACCGGCTGCACCCTTCAAAGGATTCCGTTGCGCTCCGGTACCAGACAGCCAGCCAGTAGAGCCCGCTGTCTTTGGTGTCGTGACAGTGTAGCGACCATACCCAGTAATCTCCGGAATAGGCCCATCACTCTGACCAGTGAGGTACGTGATCGAACCAGCTTCACCAGTTCCCAGTGAGAACGATGCGAAGCGAGTTGCTGACGTACCCTGCGGATTCTGGGCGTAGTTCTTACGAATTGGATAGATCGTATCGTAAGCCGTCACGGTTGCTGTACCGCCAGTACCCGCCGCAGTGTTCCAGTACGAGGTCGAGCCGGAAGCGCCACGAGGATTCGGGTGGTAGTTGTTTTTCAACACGTCGCCCGGTATCGCGTAATTATACGTGGACAAAGCCATGCCATACAACGTCAACGTGGAGCCGAGCGGCATGTAAATGTCAAGCTCGATCATATCGAATGTCGTGTTAGTCGTGGAGACTACGTTGGTCAGGACACCAGTGAATGTCGTAAACGTCGTAATGAGCGTCCAACTACCGGCGAGCTTGTCGTAACCCCTAACGCGGATACCTGCACCGCCTGTAGCTACGCCCTTGGCCGCGAGCCAGTATGCCTTGCCGGGGACACGGATAGTCCGCGTCCGGAGAATGCCTTCGACTGGCACACTCGATCCGGCAGCAGCCTGAGTCAGCAGCAAGCGGTAAGGCGTCTTGTAGTCAGTGAGGCTAGGAGTAATAGCCATAGGCCACTCCTGCACCACCGGCTTGCACCAGCCGTTAGCTTGGTGTGCCAACTGCCAAGCGTTGCTCCACCGTGCCGGGAGCACGTTGGCACTTTCGGCGGTTGGATCAGTTACATAGAACGGCCCGTTACCGTACTGCCCGTTGTAGCAGTCGATAAGATGCCGAAGTTTTTGAGAGCTTGCGGCCCAAGACATGCTGAAAGTCTTGAACGTTGTTGGTGCCACGTAGACGGAACGCCCACCTGACACCAACTCCGTCACTTCATTGTCTCGGTTGTTCGCAAAGCTCATGCCGGATTCCGGGCAGCGCACTTGCGCGATACTGCCCGGAACTCCGAAATACATGAGGTTGAACATTGAGTTACTTCACTCCCCTACTGGCAAGAATATCGTTGCCCTCGTTTACCGTAGATGCCAACTGTGCAGCATCAGCGTACAGAACCACCGGCTTGTCAGCCATAGCCGCAAGTGCCCGAAGGTTTTCTGCGGTCAACTCTACAACCATTGGGCCGCTTTGTCCAGCCGAGCCGCCACTCTTCGGGACACCCACCGGACCACCCACGTTGTAACGCGGGAGAGTCATGTTGCGAATGGCTTCCATGAATGGCAGACCGTAGTAGTCCACTGCCGGTTCAGGCTGGATGAATTCACGTGAGCGAACCTGCACCAGACCCTTACCGTCCACCCGAGCCAGCAAGTTGTCCTTGGTTGGATCGGATGGAGGCGTACCGGGGATCAGACCGCCAGAGGCATAACCCGGTCCCACAATGCCGCCAGTGTACTTACGGAACGCTGGACCAGCTTCAACACCAATGGCAGCGGCCTTGGCCTTGCCGATGTTGTCCCAAGCCTCAGAGGTCTTTTTGCCGATCTGTGCGACCGTCTCGAAGAACTGCTGAGCGCTTGCCGTAAACGTGGTGTTGTGACTGCGCGGAATGGCGTTGATAGCCCCGGTCAGTCCGCCAGCGTCCCTAGCACCAGCACCGAAGTCGTTGGACGAATCGGTGTGGACACGAGTAGGCACACGGTAGATGGTGTCGATGTAGCGCTGAGTCGTGCCGATCAAAGCGTTCACAGAGCCCTGATTGTAGCCCATCTGCGTTACCTGAATCCCGAACGTGCGGGTCAAGTTCGCAGCGTAAGCAGCAACCTGATTCTGGCTTGCGCCTGTCGCAGCGTAAGCAGAAATCATTTCGACCATCTTCGATTCCAGATCACGCAGAGCGTTCCTGTTGTCGATAGCGGCCTGAGAGTAACCGTCCAAAGCGTACATGCCGTTTTGGAGTTCCAGCTGCTCTTCCCGCGAAGTGTCGATGTTCTTCTGCTTCTCAGCAGCAGCCAACCGAGCTTCCTCAGCTTGCTGTTCGTAATCGCGTGCGCGGTCACCTTCACCGTACTTGCGGGAAATAGCGGCTTCGATTTCGGCCTTGCGAGCCGCAACCAAGTCACCCTCACGTGCGTTGTTCAACTCTTTCTGCTTATCAATGAGGTCTTGAATACTCTTCAAGTCCTCTTTGCGCTTTTTGTTGATCGAGTTGAGTGCAGTGTAGTAGTCATCCGTAGCCTTCTGCAAGCCGTGCTGCTTGTCGAATGCCTCGGTCAGGCCGGTCTTCAAACGGTCAGCGTAATCATTGACAGCCTTAGCAGCGTCATTGATTCCGTCAGCCGCATCCTTACCGGCCTTCTTACCAGCGTTGCCAGCCTTAGCAGCCTTAGCAGCAGCGTCATCGTAGCCCTGTCCGAGGTTCCGCAGAGCGGCGTTCGGACGAGAGTCTGCAACAGGTGCAGGGATGCTAACAGGCGCGGACTGAACAACCGCAGGACGCTTAGCCATGAGCGGTTCAGGAGCGGACACGTCACGGCGAGCCGCAGCCTGATTACTCAGATTTTGCAGGTTGCCGGTAGCAGCCGCAATAGCAATCTGAATACCATTCAACAACGTCCTTGCCCAGTTGGCAAACTGGATCAAGTTGTTCTGACCACTGGTGGTGTCAGCCGTCACCGGAGCAATGAACGGATCAGAAATAACATCCTCGGCGTAGCCGGTGAAGTTATTGACGTTCTCTACACCAGACTGCGTATCCGCAGTGACCGGAGCAATGAACGGCGAGCCGATCACAAGTGCAGCGTAGTACGCCAGATCACCGATGTTCGTCTGTGCTTGCTGGGTGTCTGCATCGACTGGCACACTCGGGGCCGCAGCATCGAGCCCTGCCTGAATCGTTGACGCAGTTTCACCGGCTACCTGCTTGGCCTGAGAGCCGTCAGCCGTGATCGGAACTGTTACCGGATCGCCGCTCTGAGCCGCGCCCTGCATGATCGTCTTGGCCTGATTGATGAACTCAGTTGCCTGAGCCGGATCAACGCCACGTCCAATCAGTTCGCTATACAGACCTTCAAGGTAAGCCGCGTAGTCCGCCGCCATTTGCTCAGCGGTGATCTTGTCAGCCGCTCGCTGCTGTGCCAGAGACATAGCGTACTTGGTAACCGCGTTCTGGGCGTTCTCCAAGTTGTTACGGCCACCCTCGGAGTTGATCGAGAAATCGTTCGACTCCTGCAAGGACTGGCCCAGCCTGTAGAGCGCATCGTTAGCCGCAGCACCAGCGTTGACAATACCGAAAGCAGCCGCCGCAGCATCGTTGATGTTCTTTGTCAGAACGTCAATCTTGCTGGACGCACCCTCAGCTTCGTCTCCGAACTTCTTGATTCCAGTCGAGTCAACCCCGACCTTCTTCATAGCTTCGTCAGCAGTCTCAGCAGACTTTGCGAGGCCCTCGTTCTGGTTAGCCAGACGCGATACCTCGTTGGTCACAAAGCGCAGCTTGGCAGCGTCCGCATCACTAGAGGCCAGGAATGCAGCCTCGTTCAGGTAGCCTTTGGACTTCGCAACCCGGGTCACGATCTGTTCAAGCTCAGCCGCCCCGGCCTTTCCTTTCAAGGAAATGTTCACGAGGTCTTCAAACTTGATGCCCAGTTCACCGGCAATCTCGCCAACGTTCTTACCGTAAGCATCGAATGCCAAACCAACATTGCCGAAGTTTGCGGTGATCTTTGACAGACCCTCAGCAGCAATCTTGAACTTTGCGTCATCCGTATCAGCTGACTGAATCTGCTGAGCCATGCTCTTTGCAGCACCCTCAGCTTCAAGGTAACCAAGCGTCAGGACGCTAAGCGCACCAACCAGCACACCGATGGGACCGCCGACGAACGAGAGCATTGCGCTACCCAGTCCGCGAATAGCACCACCCTGCTTCTGGATGGAGGTAACTACACCGTCAGAGCCGGTAATCATGCGAGCGTTGCCAGCAGCCAGTGTGCCGTTCATGCGAACAAAGTCCGCAGCCATGGAGGACGTAGCGCCCTTGGTGACCAGAGCAGTGACAGCCGCCTGTGCAGCAATGCCCTTCAATGAGAAGGTTGTCTGCAAAGCAGCCTTGCCAGCTACCTGCTGGAAGCCGACCATAGCAGCCATGACGAATGCCATAGCAGTACGGATAGCGTAGAAGACACCAACAACAGCACCAAAGCCCATGAGGACCGAGAGAATCTGGCCGAGAGCCGGATTCTGCTGAATGAAATCCGTAATCGCTACGGTTCCATCCTTCATGACGCTTACGAGGTTAGATAGCACACCGAGGCTCTTGGCCCCGAGAGTCTCACCCAAGTTAGCCAGAGCGTTGCCGAGCTTCTGCAAGTTGGCAGCGAACGTCTCAAAGACCTTAGCCGAGGACTCGTCAAGGAACGTTCCCTCAGCGTAGGCCTTGTTGGCAAGATCAATCTGCTCGCCCAAGAAACCGTACTGATTTGCCATGGCAAGGATGAACTGGCGCTCACGCTTTTCCTTGACACCAAGTTCATCAAGGATGGACGAGAACGACTGACCGTTCTCCATGGCCTTGCCGATGCCAGCAATGTAGTCACGGAAGAATCCGGACGGATCGCTGTTGAACTGCTTGGCTACCTGATCCTGAGTCTTGCCCATGATCGTTGCGTAGGCTTGCAGCTTCGTGCCGCCGTTCTCTACAGCCTCAGTGATCTTGAAAATCGTTGACTGGAAGGCACCACGAGCAAGTTCCGGACGGATACGCATAGATGCCAGAGCACCAGACAGGCCGACAACTTCCTGAGCGGAGAAGCCAGCCAGCGAAGCCAGCGGAGCAAGCTGCTGAGTGATCGCAATAATTTCGGTTTCCGTGGCCGCAGACGACACACCGACCTTGGCGATAGCTGAACCGAGTTTGTCGTAGTCCTCAGGATTCAGCTTGAACGCCGAGCCGATACGACCGAACGCTGCGCCAGCTTCCTCAGCCGACACACCGGTTGCAGCAGAGAACTTAGCTACCGTCTCAGTGAATGACGCAAGGTTTTCAGCCTGAATACCCAACTGGGCACCGAGCGAAGCAATCTTGGAAATCTCAGTAAACGACAGAGGAATCTCAGTCGTCAAGTCTTTCAGGGACTCTTTGAGCTCTCCCATGTTGGCGGTAGTGCCAACAGTGGTGCGTTCGACCTGAGCGAAGTCCTTTTCAAAGCTCGCGGCTACAGCCGTGGTTGCAACCGGAATCGTGAGCAGCGCAGCAGAGATTGCCCGGTACGTTGCCCCGATATCGTAAAGCAGGTAGCGGGTGTTGGACATTGAGCCAGAGAGCGCAAGCGTGGACTGGTCAGCTTCGTGTGCCGCCCCTGTATAGCCCCTGATTGCCCCTGTAACGCCCTGAAAACTGTTAGCTGCGTTCTCGTTCGCCCGAGCCGTTGCTTCGCGCTCACGGCGGCTTACAGCCTCGGTACGAGCGGCATTCAGGGCAGCGCGAGAATCCCTTTCACGCGCAGTAGCGAGTTTGAGGGTTGCAGCAGCAGACTTATCAGCAGCCGAGTCAGAATCCCGCTGTGCGCGGGTAGCCGACTGCAATGCCGCAGTCGTCTTTGACAAAGTGCCCTGAAAGCGGTTCAGGGTCTTGTCGAGGGAATTGAGTGTCGTATCAAGCTTTTCTACAGCCGCATCGACATTTTTGAGGTCTTTGGCCGCACCAGAGGTATCTACTTCAACCTTGGCTTCAAACTCGTTAGCCACAAACTCACCACCTTATCGCATTATATGAACTATGTCCAATCCTATCATGGCAAAACAAAAGACCGGCACCCAAAAGGGTACCGGCCTTCTATTCCGATGCAGCGGCTAATTCGGCCTTTTCTCTGGCCTCACGTTCCATCTTAGCAATTGCTTTTTCCATCTTGTCTTTGAGGAACTCAGTGCGCGTTGGCAAAGAATCATCTTCTCCTTCAAGCGCGTCCATCCACGGTCGCACATAGGGCGTGTGCCCCTTTTTGCGATTGTATGATTTCTTGGACGTTTCCTGATCCTCAAACTCACAGGCGTAGCAAACCACATGTTCCAGCGAAAATTCCATGGAGGCATTCTCGCTATGCCCAATCCAGATCGGAAGGCCACAACTCTGACACTTCTCTTCCTCAATGATTTGCAAAGCCATTGCTAATGCTTGGTCATGCTTGTAGTGCTTATGCACTTTCTTACTGCCGGTCAAAACCGCCGTAGGGGACCAGCCCCACTCCTTAGCGGTCTTGATCGGAAGTAGCAACCCTTTATTCTCGGGTCGCGTTAGGACTTCGACAAAAAATCTGCGTCCAGCGATTCATTGAATACATGCGCGGCAGACGAGAGTTTGGCACACAGTTCATCGATCTTGCCGAACTCAGACTCAATCATTACTTCGTCAAGAGTACGAATTTCGTCAGCCGTCCAGCCGTGGGTATCCACGCCGCCGTTAGCATCCTCGACCTTGACGATTGAATGCCGAATGAGCTCATACGTAATGTACTCATTCTGCTGAGTCAGCTTGTCATTGGCGGTCTGCTCGTCGTCAGACTTCTCGATCTTGAACTTGCGCGCGCCTTCCTTGGCGATCAGACGCTTGACCTTCGGTGGCACACCCCGCATGTGGAACGTCAGTGCGCTGGACTTGATCTGCTTTTCAAGCTGCTCGATCTTTGCCTCAGCCTCATTCAGTTCAGCGGATGCCAGAGCACCGTCTGCCTGAGCAAGACGGCGATCCTCATATGCCTCTTCAAGCTCCCCGGCCAGTTCACCATTGGTGTAGACGCGGGTCTTGCCAGTCGGGTACTTCACTTCACGGATTGCGTCAAGAGCGCTGAAAGGCTTCTCTTCTCGCATGGCTGTGACCATACCCTGAATTTCTTCGGTTACTTCACTCATTGTTTCCTCCAATAGAAAAAGGGAGCCTACTCAAATGAGTAGACTCCCTGATCCTACCACAAACTAGACCAGCTTGTAGTTCAGGTTCATTACACCCTGAGGGAGGAATGGAACGGTGAACTGCACTGCCGAGCCTTCGGCGTCCAAGTCCTGAGGGGAATCGGAGATTACCCGGTAGACGGACACCAGATCGTTAGACGCTGCGACCTGATCGGACTTCTTGCCCTGCCGGGAGACGAGGTAACCCTCAACTCGCGGGGTCTTGAACAGGTTGAACGCGGTCTGGTAGATCGCGGTAACCGCAGTCAAGTCGGAGCGGAAGAACGTCAGAGACGCCTCGTAGTTGTCAAACGTCGGGGTCTGAACATTCGCGTCGTCACAGATCGACTTGGAATCGTCAGTGTCGGAAGCGGTCGCACCGAGGGTGTACCCCGTTACGATAGCACACGAAATGTTAGTACCAGCGTTGATTTCTGCGACTGTCGGAGCCATTGGGTTTGCGATACCCGCAAGCGGAACCCACCAAATCGTGGTGTTCGGACTCATCATTTTAGCCATGTTATGCCACCAATGCTACGTACTGTTCCATCCGGCCCTGAGCCAAGAACGGAACGGTGAACTGAATCGGACCGGAATCGCCAACAACGTCCTGAGGGTTGTCAGAGATTACCTTGTAGCTGGATACCAGATCGCCAACTGCTGCGGCTGCACTGGACAGCTTGCCGAGCCGACGAACAAGGTAGCCAGCCGCGCCCTTCTGCTTGAAGAACTGGAATGCCTTGGAGTAGTCAGACACGAGGTCTGCTACGTCCGAGTCACGGAAGAACGTGAGCGAGGCTTCGTAGTTCTTGAAGGTCGGGGTCTGAACGTTTGCTGCATCACAAATGCTCTTGGTGTCGTCGGTATCGGACGCCGTTGCATTCAGAGTGTAACCGCTGACAATGGCACACGAGATATTACGTGCGGCAGTCAGCAAGGCAGCAGACGGAGCAGACGGATTCCAGTTAGCGGACTCAGGCACCCACCAGATAGTCGTCTTAGGACTCATCATCTTTGCCATTATTTAGCACCTTCCTGTGCGTTGCGGTTAGCCTCGTCCTCTACCTCGACCACAATTTCAGTTGGGGTCGGTGGCTCTTCCGGCGCGGAAGCTTTACCTTTTTCAAGAGCGTCAAGCTCTTTCTTAGTGATCGGACGGTATGCGTGCTTTAGTTCCTCGTAGTAATCCACGGGGACCGTCTCGACCAGATTAGTGATCTTGTGAACCACAGTAATAGTTTTGTCGCTCATAACACTCTCCTTAGTCTTATTCAAGTTTAGCAGTAAATTTACAGTTCAAACACGTCAGAGTTGACGGTAACTGTATAGACATTTACTCCTGCGAACCGAGACGGTTTTCCCAGTCCCGATACCTGCCCGGTACTTCCGTATAGCGCCGAGTCAACTTCTCCGCAATTTGTTGGCATAAACCCGACCAAAAGCGCGTCGATCCTGTTCAGCAAATTACGGCAATCACTAGGGTTGTTTGCTACAGCCCTAACCACAACGTCCATTTCTCGGCCGTTGAGCTTTGCACCAGCGATACCGTCATTACTCTTTGGTCCCTTTACAAGACCGCCGAATGAGATAGTCGCATGTGGCTTGATCGTGGCTGTCCCTTCGATAACTGGCATTTCGTTATCGTCAGGAACAGACTCGTCAAAGATATCTACGTGCGGAAGGCCCGCCTTGATGTGTGCCAGCACTTCGCTGGCTACTGTAAATGCGCTCATTATTTCTTCCTCGTAACTGCCTTAAGTTCCTCTTCCAGCACACGCTCTGCGGCCCGAAGACCTGCTCTCATTGCGAACATGCCGGTGATCTGAAACTTGCCGAAAGCCACGCCGCCGTATTCCTGAGTCAGGAAGTATTGCTTGTGGTTGTAGAGCCAGCCGAAGCGGACGGTAAAGCGCTGGTGACGGAAGCTCGTAGAGTGCGTCACCTTATTGAACATGTTGCCGGTATCGTAGCGGTCAGGCTTATTCGGATTGATATCCGAGGGCGTGGTCATGATAACTTCGCGCATAGCCGCTTGCGCTGCGATACCGGCCCGAATAGCGGCCTCACGCGACCGTGTATTCAGTCGATCAGAGACGCTTCCGGTGAATTGCTTCATAACCACTTTCAGCGGAGCGGTCTTGTTTTTTACACCGGCCATTACTCCTGCTTCAAGTTAGTCTGACAAATCAGCGTGCGGTGCCAAGAGTTTGTCGATCCCGGCCAGCCGCGAACGTACAGAACCATTCCGACCATATCCGGATCAGCCTTGTCCTCAACAATCCGCACCCGGTCGTTCACTCGCCACTCAAAGTCTGCTGGGTAGGCAATCTCATTGTGCTCAAAATTGAACTGGACGCGGAACTGCTGGAACTCCACGCGATCTTCCACGAAGTCACGGTTGTTCGGCCTAGCCAGCTTTTGCACACGGGCTCGACCCTCGTAGATCGGCAGGAACTCTTGTACGCCGGGACCGCCGTTGTCAAAGTCGTACTCTGCCGGTGGGCCGGGACGGTCAATGATAATCCTGCCAAGAGACGCTGTGCCGACTGTGTACCTGTGGTGGTAGGCCCACTGCGGGTGGAATATCGAAGTCAGCATGTGTGCCTCCTAGTAGAGTCGGTACGGATCGGAATACTCTGCGTAATCCACGATCACAAATTCATCATAAAGACCGAGAGCCTCGTCTTCGTCTTTCTGCTGTCGCCGCAAAGCATCTGCTGCTTTACGCAAAGCGTCAGCCACAGCAGGACCGTCAGTAGACAAATCCTCAGTTCGGATTTTCTTGGAAATAAGAGCTTCGTTTTGTGCGAGCGCGTCAATTGCGCTCGCTGCTGCAAGTTTTACTTTGTCACCATTCAGTGACAGAAATGCAGAAAGATGGTCGTCCTCAAACAAATACGCCGGGTCAGCCAGAGGATTCTCAGGATCGGCGTACTGCTTGATATCAGGAATGAGTGACCGGACCTGCCCAACGGGCGACGTGTAAACCGGAGGATAAATTGAAGTTGCCATAACCCTATTCTACCTTGGGCATGGCAAAGCCCCCGCCACCGGGAGGAACGGTGACGGGGGCTGGCCGAGAAGCGGACTGGCTCAACCTTTATGGGAGGCATTGCCGCTGGCAGAAGTAGCTCTAGCTACTGAATTGAGGTTCGGCACGGTAGGAGGCTCTAGTAACTCCTGTAACCGAACGTGGTAGTAATAGCTTAGCACACCCCGGGGCAAAAGAAAACCCGCCCCTTGCTCCGAAGAGCAGAGGGGGCGGGTGTCTGAGCTTAGCTCGTTGGAGCAGAAGCGAAGAGAGCCTGAGGCTTCACAGTCGCACCAGACGTAACGTGGCGTACACGGTACTGAATGTTGTCGTGCGAGAAGTTGCCTTCCAGCGTCGGGACAGCGCCACCACCGAGGTAGAGGCCGGTGTCACCGGACTGGCGGAACTCAGGTGCTTCGTGACCACGCAGGAAGTTGACCACCAGAGCGGTACGAGTACCGTCCGAGCCACCATCCGGTACGAGGTACCAAGTGCGAGCGGCGTTAGCAGACTTGTCGATCTTGGTCAGCCAGTCGTTCACCGTGAGGGAGACGTTACCAGCGATAGGCAGGATCGAGCGAGTGCGCTGTACAGCGTTGCCGTCAGTAATGTCGGTGTAGACCTCAGTCGTAGCGAGAATCTGCTTTGCGAGCAGTTCAAGCTGACGAGGAACAACCAGACGCCAACGGTTGACCGTGATGTAGTTGCCATTGACCTGACGGTTCAGGACTTCCTGCTGAGCGACCGACAGGTTTTCCAGCGTGAGCGGGAGAGCCGATGCGGCGTTGCCGTTGCCAGCAGAGAAGGTGACCGGGTTAGGTCCGGTAGCAGAGGCAAGCTGCTGAGTTGCCTGAGTGTCTTCCGTGTTAGCGGCGAGCACACCCAAGTACTTCGGCAAGCCCTGCAAGAGGTCCCACTGGTCGTTGATAATGGCTTCCCACGAGAACGGCGCGCGAGCACCCTTCTTGCTGAGGGAAATCTGAGCCTCTCCAACGCCCCAAGAAATCGTCGGGTACTCAGTCAGTTCTGGAATGTTCGGCAGCGAATCCGGTGCGGTCGCTTCTCCACCATTCGTCTCAGGCAGCATAGACCAATCAGCAACGAGCTCGCGGAACAGGTCCGGTCGGAAGTCGTTCATCAGGTTCTTACGGGCAAAGTCTGTCCAGACCTTATCCGCTGCTGCATACTGAGCGAGAACTTCCTGCTGCGTAACGTCCTTGAACGTCTTCAACAGGTCGGAAGTCGAAATGGATTCGTGGAGGTATGCCGAGCCAGTCAGGAGGCCCTTGATAAGGCCCTGTGCTCCACGGTCGCCAGCAACGGCGTCACCGAGGATATTTGCTACTTCAAGCAGCTTACTCATTATTTTCCTCTATTCCTAATTAGGCAGCGGCAGTGTCGTTGCCGGTCTGGATAATCTTGACAACGGCTGGGCCGGTACCGGCAGCCTTTGCGAAGAGTGCAGCACCGAAAACCTTGTTGCCAGATGCAGTTGCGGTGAGTGTCTGGTCCGCCTTGATGTAAACCAGCTGTCCAACGGTGAGGGCACCGACAACAGTCACTCGGAAAGCGCCAGCAAGGGCAACCGATGCGAAACCGGTACCGTTACCAACACCGCCCGGCACTGCTGGGGGACCAGCTACACCAGCGTCAGTCTGTGCAACACCATTCAGGACGCCAACACGAACCGGATCGCCGGACTTGATTGCCCCGGTTACCGGAAGACTAACCCACGCGGCATCATTAAATACTTCATTGGTAGCCATTTTGGCTCCTTCCTACGTCTAATAACAATATTAGCGTACTTTTTCTAATTCTGTGACAAACGCTTTTGCGGGATAATTCCCAAAAACGCTGGGCCTTTACCCCGCTGGTGTAATGGTGGACAGTTGCCACCTTGCTTCTGGTACTTTGCACACCGCTCGTACACCGCGAGAGAAAGGATCACCCCCTACTTAGCCGAAGATTCGAGAACGAGCGGACTTAATCTGGTCAGCCTCGGAAAGCTGCTGATTCTTGTCTTCGTCCTTGACGTTGCCAAAGTTGGCACCACCAGCAGATTCAAGAATGGCGTCAACCTTATCCTTCTCAACCTTTACGGCCTCGGTAAGATCAGCACCACCTTCAACTGCGGCGAAGACTGCGGCACGGGACGGAGCCGGAAGCTCAGCCTCGGTAACAGCCTTGTCAATCTCGGAATAAGTAGGTGTCTTGGATTCCTCGACCTCTGGGGCCGCAGGAGTGAGCTTGGTAATAAGTTCCTGAACCACAGCGACAAGAGCGGTTACGTTCTTGTCCTGAGTGTCCAGAGCCTCAGCAAGTTCCTTTGGAAATTCCATATCATCCTCTTCCTCGGGCGCAGCGTGTGCTCCCTTTGATTCAAGCAGCGTTGAGAATTTACCGCCTCGTCCTGCTTCTGTAACAATGTCAACAGAGTTGACCTTTGTGAACCGTACAAGGTCTGGTTCGCCTGTATCGGATTCTTCGACTTCACCCTCTGCGCTAATCGACATTCCGATTACGCCAGCGAGTGCGCGTTCTTTCACCCATTCCCGGTGGTCCGAGAAAATATGGGCGTTCTGGTAAATAGCCTTCTCGGATTCGTCGTACTCAGCATCATCGGTAAAGTAGCCGACGATTTCCTTAGCACTGCGTTCCGGACGATTTTCCTGATCTATCAAGCCAGCGTGATCCATGTAAATTTTTCGGCCAGCCTTGAACAAGCCTACATCACGCTTTAGGACCTCAGCACGGTAGTTTGCCGAAGAGCCTTTGCCTTCAGTAATGACGCGAACGCGCCAAGTCTTACCTGTGAGTTCCTGACCAGCAAAACCGTTTGACTCTTCAAGATGGGTCATTTTTTATCTCCGTTCTGCTATGTATAAGAGTATCAGGTTTTCCATAACACAAAAAACACCGGGCGGCATTTCTGCACACCCGGTGTTCTTATTTACTGCTCTTTGCCGTATGTTCCCGGCTCGTACTGCCTTGCGCCTTCAACATCACGATTTTCGTGGTCCCCGTATGAGGGATTTGCCGATGCTGGCTGGTTGGCTTTCGCAGCCGCCGCCTTATCGGCCTGTTCCTCAGCTTGCTTTGCAGCAAGGATCAGCAAGCCGAGCTCTTCCTCAGTAGGAAGCTTGTTGTCGTTGTCGATACCCAGAGCGGACACGAGGTAGTCGCGGACCTCCTGAGCGTGCAGGACGTTAGCGCTCATAGCCGTTGTCATAGCCTGTACGCGCTTCAACGTAGGCTCAGACTCGATCTTAGGCCAGACAACCTTGACGGTCTTGCCGAAGTAGGCAAAGACGCGCTCGTAGAACGTCGTCCAAACCTTCTGCCGCATTTCCATGGCCTTGATGGTTGGCTCACTCAGAGTCTCACCAGCAGACCGGTTAGCGGAGCCAGCATCGGAGGTCAGTGTCGTCAGCGGGATTTCCAGACCGGCCGCAACCATAGCAGCGAGCGGAAGGCCAGCACCAAAGTCAACCGAGTTAGAGCTACGACCAACAGACTGCAAGTTCATGTTGGAGGTCAGGCCAGCAGTGCCGCCCACGTCCCTAGCTGCGCCCGTGTACGGATCGCGGGTAGGTTGTGCAGCCACCTTGGACGCTACCGAGTTGACCCCAGCAGGAGTGCTCGCAGTGACCTTCCAAGCGAACCGCGCATACGCCTTGGTGAGCGTCTGCATGGTTTCAAGGAACTCCTTGTACGCCTTGCTCCACCAGATGACTGTCATGAGGTCAGGCACACCCCATTTCCAGCCAACCTGCCGGTTGACGAACGTGTGCAGAATGGCAGACTCCCAAACCACCTTGACTCCTGCGATAGTTGCAGGACGGCCATTGGCTACAGGATCGTAGTCGTCGGCCGGGTAATAAGCTTGCTTAGCTTTCTTGTTCACGTCCTCGGTGCGGTAGTTTACCGACTCTGAATCCCAGACCCTCTTGTAGAACCAAATGTCCTCAGGGTTGTCAGGATTGCTCACCGTGCCGGTGATCTGCCGCATAGGGATACGTTCAAGCGTCCCGTTACCCTTTCCCCGGCCACGGCCCCGCGTCATGAGCGTGAACATATTGCCGTCAGTCGAGAGCAGCGACTCATTCTCAGCGTCAGCCTGAGGCGAGAAAAACCACTTGTAGTTCTTGACGTTCTTTATCAGCGGGTCAGTCTCGGAGATTCCCTCAAACTCGCACCCCTGTCCATGAACATAGGAGGTACGCACTGCGATACCGCGCTTGATGATCGGGTTAGAAGCCAGCAGACCCCTAGTAATGAGGGCAGTGTCTTTGACCGTCTTCAACGGAATTTCGTTTACGTCGGTATCGTCGCCCATCGGACGCCAGCCACGGTCGTCAATAGCCAAGACGATATCAGCCAACGACTCCTGCAACTGTTCGACCTGCCACAGAGCGTTGTTCAGCTGGATATCCTTGGTTGTTTCTTCAAGTTTTTGCTCCGTAGACACAAAGACTCCCATCAGGATTGATTACATTCTTACTGTAATCATACCCTAATGGGAGTCTAAAGGTGCCATTACCAAGGGGCAATGAACGATTCTGCCTCGTATTCTGCGCCAAAAATGTCTTCAAGGCTATATTCGAACATCTGACCGGGCATCAGCGCCGAGAGCGGAGAGCCTGTGTCGATTGTCAAGTCAGTCGCCGCGTAGATAGCCGCGTCAGCGAAGTCAGGAGACTTCATGCCGCGAGCCTTCATTTCCTTTTTGGACTCGATCTGCAATACAGCCCGTGTGTTGTCGAAGTGGTACTGAATGATTTCCAGTTCCTCTTTGAGCTTACGGTCCTTGGGGTCTATATCAATGAATCCATCCTGCATTTTCTGACGCACATTGTCGTACCAGAAAGCACGTGCGTTCAACCACTTGGCCCCATCAGGTGTTGCACCGTTACCAATCATGGCGACGATCTTGTACTGATCCTCAGCAATCTCGACAACCTTATCAATGACACCCGCACCGATACCAACGCCGTCAATTCGTACTTCGTCAACGTCGTGCAACAGAGCCAACTCATGAACCTTGCGGCCTGTCTCCTGAGTGTTGGTCTGACCCCACTCACCGACCAGTCGCAAGTGTCCCCCGCGATACAGATAGACCGTAGTCTTGTCCACACCAAACCGGGCCACGTCCACGCCCAGCACACCGTAATCGTCCGCAGACGGCTCAATCTCGGTGTCACTGCCCTTGGCGAGCACTACCTGACTAAACAGGGTGTTCTCTGAGTACTCTGGGAACTCCCCGAGCACCTTGGCGAAGTAGCGTGGGTCTTCCTTGCCCCATTCCTTTACGCGGTCCTCAACCCAGTCCTTAGAGGTCAGACCCTTGGCAATATCTGCTGGGACCTTCTCTCCGGTAAAAGACGGCGTATCGAATGCAGAAATGGTAAAGCGAGCCCACGGAGCATCAGCATTCTGGAATGTCCGGTGGAACTCAGTCCCTCGGTTATCGGGGTTTCCGATAGTCAGGATTCGCGCGAATGCGTTCGTCGTGATCGCTTCAAGACCGGTGTAGAGTACCTGCGAAATACCGCCAGCTTCGTCAGCAATCGCAAGAACATAGTCTTCGTGAAAGCCCTGAAAGCTGGAAATGTCTTGATCGTCAGGCTTACGGCCGAAAGCAACAAGTACACCATTTATCTTCCATTCGTTAGTCTCCAAAACTTTCCCCGGCAATTTGTGCTTTGCGTGGATCATTCGGATATAACGCCAGAGGATTCGAGTTACCTGATCGAACGTCGGAGCGGTGGTCACCACCAGTGCTTTACCGACAGGGTGTACGTCCACCCACCAGCACACCAGCAGGGCGGCTAGGAAGCTCTTGCCGACACCGTTGGAGGACTTCACCGCAGTACGGCGGTTCTCTACGATAGAGCGGCCAATCTCAGCCTGTTTAGACCACAGGTGCATACCCAGCCGCTCTTTCACCCAGAGCGCCGGGTCCTTGCGCCATGCTTCCTTACGAGTTTCCTTAGAGAACTCCGCACTCGCAGTCTTTAGTGCCTCTGCGAATGTTCGCAATGTTACTCCTTGATGCTTACTAGGAAGTCGTCAAAAGCTGACGGGTCTTCTGCGTACAGATATTGAATCCTCAGCAATTCCATTGCCAGAGTCTTCGGGTGTGCAGACGAGAATACAATGTCTTGAATTGCAGCCCAGTCAGGTTCGCCGGGATCATTCTGGTGCAGAGCGTCCAGCACACGGAGAATGTCTTTACTCAACAATTTCGGCCTCTTCCTCACCGGCAGCAGCGAGGGCCTTTTGAGCCTGTCCTGCAAACCACGCCTGATATTCACCCAACAGTTCTTTTCGCAGACCGTCCAAGTCGTCTGCCTCACTTATCTTTTCCAGAATGTACGCCTGTAGGTTGTTCTGGAATGCAAGCATGATTCGCATAATCATGTGCATCTGCTGCTCGGAAATTGCCTGTAGCTCGTCGCGAGCATCCGACAGGCGTTCCTTATTCAGCCCTTCAAGCTTTTCAAGTTGTTCCAGAGCACCGAGCATGTTCTTGATCGCGTCCGGATCGGACCCTTCCTGAGCCTCGACACGCAGCGTAACGATTTCCAGCAGGTTTTCCAGCCGCATCAGGTGCAGTTCCAGTCGCTCTTCCGCAGACATTCGCTGACGGTTGGCGATAAGATCACGCCACTCTTTCAGTACCTCGACAGGAGCCAGATTGTATTTCTCGGCAATCTTCTCAATTGAGGCACCACGAATGAGCTCAGGCACGATCATCTTTTGAACGGTAGTCAGGCCGTTCTCTGTTTTCTTGACTAGATCGCTAGACATAGCAAACTCCTATCTAAATAACTAATGCCCAGCCTATCACGAGGACAGACTGGGCATTACCTATTTAAACGTTACCAGAGTTCAGAATGTAGCCGCCACTACCGGAGGTAATGATGGTGCGCTTACCAAAGTCCAGAGGGTTGTTAATCATGATGTTGCTGGTCAAGCGAATGTACTGATTGCTTGCCCGAACAACGCCAATGGTTCCGGAAGTATGTTCACCAACAAACGTGTTGTGGTCTACATCAATACGCCAGATACGGTTGTTGTCGTCGGAAATGAACAGACCGTAGTTGCCAGTTCCACCAATAACGTTGTCGTTGACAATGATCGCATCCATAGACAGCGGATTGGTCTGAGCCTGAGCGTCACCGAACTTGCCGATAATCACTCGACCTAGAACGTTGCCTGTAGCAACAACATTCTTCACATCATAGTTCTGAATGCTGATATGCAACTCACCATCAATAACGTTGCCTGTAACAGCTACGTTGGAGCTATCGTCAATCCACAGCTTTTTGCCAAATGTGTTGCCTGAGACAACCGACTTGCCTGACTGGTTTTCAATCTGGCATGAGCCATAGCTGTTCTTCTCGTCGTAGTTACCGACTACCCGAAGGTAGCCATTACCACCGATGAAGTTGTACGAGGTTGCACCAGCACCGCCATAAGTGGAGTTGCCAATCAGTTCAACGTCATACGCCCGAAGATGCTGGAAGTGCCCTGCATTCCCGGTGGATGGAGCGTAGCTATCACTGTTAGTGATCTTTACGTTCTTTACAAGACCGACCGGGACAAAGCTCGGGTCGGAAGCATACCCATAATTTGCAGCAGCGAGATAGGTGGAATAGAAGAATCCACGGAACCGCACGTTATCAAACGTGAAGCCCACCATATCTGCCAGTGCCCACTTGTCATCTGGGTAATGTGTCTTAAAAGCTATATTGGAGCCGGAAGTCGTAGTAGCTACAAACTCCAAATCTCTAACGTTCAGGCCGCCGCTGTTGGTCCTGAAACCCTCAGTCAGCTTGATGATAGATGCGCCCTTGCCGTCACCGTAGAGGTTGATCGGCCTATCAAGGTAGATCGCCGCTCCGGTGTAGTTGTACTCCCCCTCAGGGAAATAGATCGACTTCGCGCCTGACGCAATAGCGGTCAGAAGCGCAGCCTTTGTAGTACCAAAATCGAGAATATTTACCAAAAAGTCCTGCTCTCAATAGAAAAATGCCTACCCTCTAGTTTACCAAGGATAGGCATTTCTCGTATAACTTTAGATATAGCGGTCAGATAAATAGTCCGTCATGAATCCAGCAATGTACTTGTGCCCGGCATCACTAGGATGCAGACCATCAGCGTACAAGCCAAGGCTCGCAGAAGCGTTGTATGGTTCAGGAACATCGGGCATCCTCAGACGCCAGTCGAAGAACGCAACCTTGCTGTCTGTAGCCGCCACCTGACGCATCTGGTCAAGGTACGAAGTCCACAGGGCATCATCACGAGCTACCCCGCTTGTAAGCCCCTTGTAGACGCCGCAGAATGCTATTGAGCCGGTATATCCAGTGCTTCTTAGAGTCGAGACAAACAACTCCAAGCGTTCCTTGAATGTAGCAATAGGTGTTGACTGCCCATAATCATTAGTGCCAACTGCCGATATTACAAGTCCAACGTTACCGACAGAGTTGATATTGGCCCCAAGCTGAGTCAACTGTGCTGACGTGTACATACTTGAATTAGAGCCGTGATATCCACCATCCAGCACACGGATTCCGTTTGTCTCGTCGCCGTCGTATGTAAGGCACCCGAACAGGTAGATTCCGTAGTTAGCCGGTGAACTAGCATTCCATGTAACACGAGCGGTATGCGTTCCGCGAGTCAGTGGGCCGGAGTCCCATTTATATGCGGCATCTGAGCCGCCACCAGTAATGCTGTTGGTGTTGTAGCTCTGCACCGCCCCACCATCGATGGACACGTCCATAACACCAGTCGTTGACCCCTTCAAGACAATCAGCTTGAAGCTTGTCCCTGTAAAGGTAAACGTAACAGCACCGTCAGTATTGATGATGCCAGCTTTCCAGCCGATGCCACGGTTTACGTCTACCCCGACGTTACCGGAGCGAGTTACCGGCATACCGGGGGCACTTGTGCGAGGCCACGTAGGAATCCAAGGGAACGTAGCCCCTGTCAGCGCCCCGTGGCGATAGCGGAGCTCGGTCTGCATGATCGTCTGCCACCTGTTGACGACATTGCTGGCCCCAGTACCCTCAGTGATGGAGTCTCCCATAGCCACGATGTTGCACTGTACATTTGCCGCATTCGCGAGCTTCGTCTGGTAGTCCTGTAGCTTTTCCTCACGCTTCAAGTAACTAGCTATGCGCGGAATCTGCTGGACGTAGGCCGCGTCCCCAGAAGGGCCAGCAGGACCGGCAGGGCCTTGGATACCCTGAGGCCCCTGAACAGTCAGCACACCGGGGGAGGTATCCACAGGGGAGGCCGTCGTAAGGTCAACAGTGCCGCCCCATGGGACGCTTATATCGAAACTCGGGATTACTACGCTAAAGCCGGTAGCAGCCTCTTTGAGGTTGAACTCAACCTTCCATGTGTAGTTCAGAGGCGACAGCAGAGAAGAGTTAGTAGCTGGAAGCTCAATACCCGGCTCAGTCAAGCGCCCCTTTGGTACAAGCACGCCGTTTGAGTTGAACTCCGCATCGAAGGTCATAGGAATGATTGTAGCGGCCTTTGTAGCATGTGTCAGCTTAGGCACAGAGGCAGTGAATGTCACTGTGCCAGTAACTACAAGCAGGTCCGGATCGGTGTCAAAATCCACCGAATCCTCATTGACAAAGTGGAACTCACCTGTCACAAGCCCGGTAGGAATATCAGAAGGCAAAAGTGCCATTATAGCTCCTAAGTGATTGTTGTGTCTATCCCTTAGTTTACCTTACGCAAGGTGACTCAACCTGCTCAGCCTCCCATGGACGCCTGTATGGTCGAGGGTTTTCCGGCCGCTCGATCAGCCACCACTCGCCGTACTTGGAGCCCATTGAATACATGGGCCTCTCAGTCAGCCAGTCCTCTTGTGTGCGGCCCACCATGTACGCTGTGGCCTCTATCATCGTCACCCGGCCTTCGACCTCATGGCGATACAGCAAACGATCGTCGCGCTGAATATCGTGAAAGTCGATTCGGGGAAAAGGGGGATTGAAGTATGTCATTGTTTCAGGGTACACGAAAGGCCCCCTAGACGTGTACACACCTTGCCGTCTAGAGGGCCTCTCCCTCGGGGCGGGATCACCGATGGTCCCGCACATCTTCGCGGTAGGTAAAGCGGTCTTCCCCGCATACGGTCGTTTTTCCAGCGTTGCACCGCTGGCGATCCGCCCTACCGCCGACTGTGTGGATGGGTCCATATACCCCGTGCAAGGGATTGGCCCAGAGCGAACACAGCCGCACTACTATCAAACTCGCCTGAGGCATTACCGGACGTCCATCCGCGCCCACCGACCATCACATATACTTGGGGGTTTGTAGCCCCCGCCTCAATGACGGTTCCTCAAATCAGCTAGCAAGGGTAGCACGTGAGATTGCTACCCCCGCCGCGTCGGGATAGGAGGATTTGAACCTCCGTCCTCTCGCGTCCAAAGCGAGCGACCTACCAGACTGGCCTATACCCCGTGGTGCCATTGCTTTAGGTGCAACGACTAAAACCTATATAGAATACAGTAGCACTCAAACATCACCTTGGGGCTACCTAATCTACGTAACGTCAAAGACGTCGCAGGAAGAAGAGGGCTCGAACCCCTGACAACGGTTTTGGAGACCGCCATGTTACCGACTACACCATCTTCCCTAGCCGTCTTTTCTCTTGCGCGTAACGCACTCGGCCAAGCCGAGGGGTAAGACGGTGCCCCGTGAACGTTCCTCAGCACCGGCGTGTATACGTTCAACCACCACAGCGGGAATTGCTGGATTTGCACCAACGAATCCGTAGAACCTGATTTACAGTCAGGCGGGTTTGGCTACTTCCCTAAACTCCCGTTTTAGGTTCCCCCGGGTCCCCTACCCGCGTCACCTACAACCGCCCTGTCGGGCAAACAGGAATCGAACCTGTCCCTCCGGACTCCAACGCCCGGTGTGCCTCCAAGGCCACCTTTCCCCGTTACTAGGTTTGAGGACCGTCCTAGCCCGGCTACTAAAGTCTAACAGGATCGCCCGTACCTGTCAAACCCGCCTCATTTGGGTTCTTACCTTCCCGCTGGGTGCCTAGGACTCGAACCTAGAATACGAGGGTCAGAACCTCGCGTGTTGCCAATTACACCAACTCCCATTACAAGATTTGTGATCCGACTTAATACCCCAATTGATTTGCTCGGTTACTGGCTCTTGCTTGCCGGTAGTACTTACTCTATCACAGGTTTTCAGCGCTGTGCAACCCCAAGTTTGGGTCCAGTTCCACCGGGAACTTGTCATAGTTCGCGTGGAAGCTCTTTGGCTGGCCTGTGGCCCTATAACAGGTGCATGTGAAGCCCGATCCGCCCTTGACGGACGTGGGGCAGTGATTTTTGTGTTTTTCCATGGACCAAGCCTACCAGACGGGGTTTTGTACTGCTTGCACACGGGGGATTTTTAAAACTTGCCTATCCCAATACGAACTATTTTTTAAATAAATTAGAGTACATAGAGAGACACAGACCCCTGTTTTTTAGGCATTTAAGGTCATATTACTCAGCTTTTCTATCGTTTTTCGATAGGTCACTTTGCAATATGGCTTCCTCGGCCACATTATTTCAATCCGATAGCACGCTCTCACATTGAAACAATATGCGTTTATCGGCCATATTGCTACAAACAGTGCGTTTTGTACTGCTCTTTGTACTGACTTTGTACTGCTCTACGTCTGAGCTTGACGGCACACGGCGGGTGTGCAAGACTAGAGGTAAGAAATCACCGAACAAAGGAGAAAACATGGGAGACGTTATAGATTTGTCAGCCGCACGCATTACAAGGGCTCTGGAAACCCTGCAAGAGCGCCGAACGGCCGACTGGGCGCGTTCAGGGCGCATGGGCGACTCTCGCGCGTATGCAGAGAGGGAGCTCCTGCTGTCACAGTTAATCGGCCTCCGCAGCACGTACAACCAGTACGGGTACCTGCCTATGTTTGCAGAGTTCTTCCTGCAAACCATTGAGGTAAACCTCGGGCTGCGCAGCAAGGCGGTGTGGCCTAATGGCTAAGTGGGAGCGGCGGAAGACGCCGGGGGTTGACGGCCACAGGCTCGAAGAGCTAGGCTATGAGGAAGACAGGGTAGTGACACCCGCAGGTGACACTATCTCAGGCTGGCAGTACGTGTGCAGTTGTGGATACGAATCACATGGGTTCTTCCTCACATACGGGACCGCCATAGAAGGATTCAAGATGCATGTACGCATAGAGACAGGAGAAGAGCTATGAGCAAGGATTTCAAGGCTCAGGAAGAACCGGAAGTTGCAGACTCCGTAGAGGACGAAGGGCTGCTTCACGGGCCTGAGGAAGTAGACGGTGAGTGGTTCTGCCGCTGGGACGAGCAGGACTGGCCCTGCCAGTGGGTGGTGGACAACAATGACACTAACTAAGGCTCAACGCCGCAAGCTGGCCGGGGCACACAGGGCGCTTTATCTGGACGTAGTAAACCAGTGGGTGTGCAAGGAAGACCGCACGCTCTGGCCCTGCAAGACAGCCTTGCACTTGCATGAACTGCAACAGGCTGATAGGCTCGTGAACAACACTAAGGGAAAGAGGAAGTCGCCGTGAACAAAAGAGACAGAGGGGACCTAGGTCTTCTGCTTATGGGTGTCATGCTCGGGGCCGTCTTTGGCGGCTGGTTCTGGGCGTGGGTTTGGGGCATCTATGGCTAAGAACAAAGACAAGCCCATTGATGTGAACGAGCGCATGAAGAAGCGCATCAGGGCGGCGAGGTACCAGCAGGACCGTAAGGCTGCGTGTCTTATCTGCCGAGGGCCGTTCTCGGACTGCCCGCACTCGTGGGGCACCGTAGACCTTGTGTGCAGTATGTTGAGGGTCGAAGACATTATGGGGGGTGAGAAGGTATGAGTGAACCTGAGAGCATTCGGATAAAGACGTGGCAGTTTCGCCTGTTTGTTTACGGAGCTTGGTTCGGAGGGATTGCGCTCGGCGGATTGATAGCGTGGAAAATTTGGGCCTAGTCGGTTTTGGAATTGGTTTTCCAGAATTGGTTTTTGCACTAGGAAAAAACATGGTCTGTCACTCGGACACATTCTTTCGCCGGCGTTCCGGGCCACCCTATCATAATAAAATTGGTTTTGTCAAGTCCGCAAAATTTTTGCCCCCGGCTTGACATTGGTTGAGCTCTGTGGTAGCTGAGCCGGCGCCCACTCCCCAATCACAAATAATTGAACATGTCAAGGTAAGTCCAATATATGGACATGCACATAATACAAATAAACCCCGTGCCTATTAGGTACGGGGTTATTTGCATATCCATTATTCAATTGTGAATTTCCCTATTGCTAGGAATATCTTTCAAGGCTTGATTTATAAGCCTTTCCTTTTGCGTAGCTCGCCGCGCGCGTGGAGAGTTCGCCAGTGCCAGCGTTCTTACCTAGCCAACCTACCCATCCTGCTATGTCCTGTTCTACGGCCTTGTGCGCCCGCCTACGGGCCGTAAACCCGTTCCCCTTAGTCGAGTGCCTAAGGCCTAGTTTAAGTCGCTTAGAATGGCTCACAGCGCTACCCCTTGCCACAGCCACACGCCGCACACCCAGAGCACGGTAGTAAGAGCCAGTGTGCAAGCCACAATAGCTACCCTGCTAGCTACGTCCAGCCAGTGCAAAGGCCGGGATACAGCGGCAACGCCGAGTGAACCGGGATTGTAGCCGCAATAAATGCAACCACTGCAAATCTCACCCGTTCCCATATTGACCACGTATCCATGTTCCCGCTTGCCGCAACGCTTCATTGCCGGAGTCTGAATAAAAGTTTTCATTGTGCCGCTTTCTTGATTGAGAGAATTGTTTCTATAAATTGTGTGTTTCCCAAACGCCGGACTTTTACGTCCAATGTTCCGTGAGCTTTCAGCATCCTTAGCACACTGAAAGGGATATCCCTGACAAAGTAGTTCGGCCCCTCCACGGTGCCTAAGACATACGTGTCAGCAAACATCCTGCTAGCACCCGCACTATCTACCGTGATTGTGTGCTCTACCCTGTAGGGCTCTAGTAGCCGCGTCACGGCTAGACCTCCACCGTTGTTACGTAGGCAGTCGCACCACGCAGGAAATAAACCCTATGGGGCACCGGCCTAAATTCTTGCCGTATCAGAGCTACCCCGCCACCTACGCCCATCATCAGGGCTTGCCACTCCACGCAACGCTGTACATCCTCGTTGGTGGTGTGTTCGTCAAGCTTCAAATAGGTAGTGAGCTTCTTGCTCCCACCTACACCTTTGCCTAGCTCGATCTTGATCCTTTGTCCCATCAGAACTCACTTTTTCCTTACTTGTTTTGTTGGTGGAATATGCGTTTATCACAACTTTGCAATGTGGCCGTGCTCCCGGCTGTATTCCTAAATAATTACAATTCTTTAAGACTATGGTCGCTCACACGGCCACATTACATCAATACAATATGCCCATTACGGCCATATCCCACTAGCGACCCCTAGATTCCGGGGATTCACATATTTTTTTTTCCTAGATATTAGTGGGGAATGACCGTAACTGCCGTTTTTTAAAAATGGAGTGCCTCTCTCCATCCTGAGATTATTTTTTTTCTTTTTAGTTTTTTTATTTGTGTAAGTAGGGATAGGTACTAGTCGAAAACAGGCATTTAAACCCATATTGCTAAG